TGCCTTTATGATCAAAATAAACATTTATTTTCTCATTATTCTTCTCGCTTAACAACTGTAAAGCTGGAGTTGCTATTATAAAATTGCCAAGACCTACTTTATTTGTTTGATGAAACCACTTAATAGGATCTCCCATGATTATCCTTTTCTGTCTATATATTCTCTAATACTCTTTTTATAAATATCTATATCAGCTTCAAAATTTTTACAATACTCTATCCCTTTAAAAGTAGCCTTATGCTCACAAAATCTAGACCATTTCCACAAAACTAAACCTTCTTTTTTCAATGCTCCTGCAAGATGATAAAAACCCGTATCGTTAGAAATAAAATAATCACACTGAGACAGTATGCTAGCGGTATCAACTAGAGAATCATCAAAATAGTCGATACAACCTGACAAATCATTCTCATGCCAGAATCTTTCTATATCTAGACTGCTTCCTAAAATAACTGGAACATTTCCCTTAGACCTTATGCTATCTAATATATATTGTCTAACTTCTACACCTAAATCCTTTCTCCATGGATCTGCTATCCATCCGTAGCCATGCATAACAGCTACATATTTTTTACCATCTTCTCTATCTAACTTTTTAGTTATATTAGTATCAACGTATGTGTTAGGAATAATATCAGGCTTTTCGCCTAATAATCTTATGCACAAAGATACGGTGTTAGATATCTTAGATAATCTAATTGGACGAATAAATGTAACAAAGGGTTTATAAGAAGGCTTGTCTTTTAGAATATTTATAAAATCACAGTTGGCATATAAGTCTGGCAGTCCTCTATGATTAAAATAAACATTTATTTTCCTATTGAGTTTCTCGCTTAACAGCTTCAGTGATGGAGTAGCCATTATAAAATCTCCCAAACCCACTCTATTTGTTTGATGGAACCACTCGATCTGATCACCTATTAATAATTCACCATTGTCTTTATACGATTTTACGCACTCCGAATTCTCTGCTAATTTCTTCATCTCTCTATATATGCTACTATATTCTTTATTTAATATTACATTATTATCTCCGTTAGAGGGAAAAAACACTTGCTTTAACTTTAATCTAGTAGTAAGATTAACAGCAAAACCAAGAAAACATAAAACTCTCTCCATCTCTCTATAAGGATCAGATAATAAGTCTTCATAGACTACCTCCAAAACTGTAAGATTATGTTTCTTAATTTGTTCTGGCCAAAACTCGCGACTCTCTACAAAAGACACAAACTGAGCTTCAAAAAACTCATTATCCTGACTAAGAGATATGTTGTTAATTTTATCATCATATATTTTTTTCGTTTCTAAGCTATTGTATCTACCCATTCCCACCTTCTCGGTTATGCATACAGAAGAGAACTGAGCCAACCAATCTTTCCTAACAATATGGATAAACTTAGTATTAGGCCTTACTTCCAATAATTCTGAAACGCTCATATGTCGTAGAAATACTTGATCTGGTAAGAGTTTCTTATTAAGAGGATAATCTATCGTATTAAGATCATCCGAAAACCCCCCGACAAATCGCGGTCTAACACCCCGTTTGTTCAATAACTTACAAAAAGAATTAGCACCCGATCTTTTTGTAGATAACACATATATATTAGGAAAGCAACTCTCGGAATTCTCATCATCTCTTAATTTAGATATACATGATTTTACGCACTGCTTATTTTCTATTGATTTTCTTAACTTTATATATACATCACTATATTTTCTGTGTAAGATTCGATCTGGATTACTTAATAAATTAGCTATTTTTTTAACCCTGTCTGGGTCTACAAACTTATCAAAAAAACATAGAACTCTTTTTAACTCTCTCTCAGGATTAGATAGTAGATCTTCGTAAACTACTTCTAAAGATGCAAGTTTATATTTCTTAATTTGTTCTGGCCAATAATGAGATTGTTTTATAAAATCATTAAAAAACTTGTTAAAAGATTCTTCATTATCATCGAAAGATAAATGATTAATTGAATTGTCATAACTTTCCCTTTCTTTTGTCCCTGGCTGCCCTCTATGCTTGCCTATTTTCATCATTATATAAAAAGAAGTAAACTGAGATATCAAATCCTTTCTAACAATATGAATAAATTTAGTATCAGGTCTTACCTTCATCAATTCAAATAGATCGGTTCTGCGATCCTGAGCCTGATGAGAATGAATCTTATTATTAACAGGATAACGCTCCACGATAGATGTATTATCTATTTTATTAGACCTATTAAGCTTTTCTCCAAATTTTGGCAAGTGTCCGCATTGATTCAACATATGACACAAAAAACCACTACCAGTTCTAGGATTAGATAATATCCATACGTTAGGGCTATTTGATTCATCTTTTGATTTTAACATTTTAACCAATCATATCTGTATTTAATCTTTTATATTCCTTAACGCACTCTAAATTCTCTATTAATCTTCTCACATCTCTATATATGCTTTCATATTTTTTATGCAAAACTCTATGAGTCTTATTAGAATAAGAAAATGCTTGTGTAAACTTAACTCTATTAATAAAATCATCAGCAGAATCATTAATAGGACCAATAAAATGCAAAATTCTTTCAAACTCTTTCTCAGGATCAGATAATAAGTCTTCATAAGCTACATCTAAAACCTTAAGATTATGCTTCTTAATTTGTTCTGGCCAATAATGATAACGCTTTATAAAAAATGGAAAACTTTCTTTTTAAAAATTCTTCGTCTTGATCAAATGATAGGTTATTAATTATATCATCATATTCTTCTGCCATATCACCTTCTCCACATTTATCCATGCCTGTCTTTGTTCTCATACACCAAGAAGCAAACTGATCCAACCAATCTATTCTAAAAAGATGAATAAACTTGGTATTAGGCCTTGCTTCTAATAATTCTAAAATTCCTGCGTTTCGAAGAGACATGTGCTCTGGAAAAACCTTACTATTAATAGGGAATCTTTCTACTTTACTATTCCAATGAGGAGACCCCATATGCTGCCCAAAGAGTGGCAGAAAGCCATAATAATTCAATAATGAAACAAGATAGCTAGATCCTGTTTTTCGATTGGCTAATATCCATATATTAAAATCAACCGTTTTTTTATCTATCCATCTTTCCACTACAACAACTCCTAATCATCATTAATCATATCGTCTTATTACGACTCGATCTCTTAGCTAATTTTATTTTTTGATTCAACGTCAAAGATCTATCACATAGCTTATAATCAACTTTATCTAACAAAATCTTTTCCATTAATATCATATTTGACGGATACTCCACATTATCCTTGAACCATTTTAAAGCATTCTTAGCGATATACTCCAAAAACTCGTCATCATTTATTACTTCTTCATACCTATCTCTTATCATAACAGATAATTCTTTAACCTCTGACTCCGTAAGATGTCTAAAATTATTATATTCCCTAAATAAACCAGCCTCTACAGATATATAATGTTTATTAGGAATGAGATTGTTGTAATATTGGTTTGCTAGAACTGGCATTAATACTGGGGTTCCTATTCCAAAAGCTTCTAGCTCTCTATGGCAAAAATTGCCGCAGCCAGGCAATGATAGAGCTATTTTTCTTTTCTTCATTTCTTCTAAATATTCCATATAAGGCAATCCTGAATGAACTTTATGATCTTCAGATTCACTTATAAAATTTTTATTAACGATACCAAAATCTACCAAATTTTTTATAATACTCCCTCTCTTTTCCCATTCTCTACCTTTAAAATACATCTGACTCACACATTGACTTATGCCATTCATAGTTGTTATTGCCGTAAGATATGGCTTTTTTCTTTTTACTCCATATGTAAAAGGAGATATCTTTTCCTCATAATCTCCATAAGAACCTTTACGATACTGACACTTAAGAACTCCAACACAAAGAGGGTGAGAAACAATACTTTCTTCTAAATAATCAGCCTCATCCCATGTATCAATGATAAAAAATTGTTTTGTATCATCGTTTTGAAAAATAGTGTTTTTACTATGATGATCAATATTTTCTAGTTTAAATTCTGACATCTCTTTTTGAAAGATCTCATATCCTCTATTCTTCAAATAATTACTTATGTCATTAATAAAATAATTCCCCGCGCAATAATTGTCACCTCCCTTTGGCTTTTCGTATATCCATGGCTCTAGTTCTCTTCCGCTTGTTTTAAAGCATATGGTATAAGATCTCTTCATCTTTTATCTTTAGTCAATTTTATTTTTTGTTTTAATGTTAAAGACCTTACTTCGTCCAACTTGTAATTAAATCTATCTAACAAAATCTTTTCCATTAATATCATATTTGACGGATACTCCACATTATCCTTGAACCATTTTAAAGCATTCTTAGCGATATACTCCAAAAACTCATCATCATCTATTACTTCTTCATATCTATCCTTTATCATAACAGATAATTCTTTTACCTCTAACTCTGTAAGAAATCCGATGTTAATATCTCTATAGCATAAATCAGTATCTACAGAAATATAATGTTTGTTAGGGATTAGTTTATTATAATACTGATTCCCCAAAACTGGCATTAAGACAGGAACCCCTATCTTGAAGCCTTCTAGCTCTCTATGACAAAAATTGCCTGCTCCAGGTAATGATAAAACTATTTTTCTTTTTATCATTTCTTCTAAATATTCTCTTTTATGAAGCCTTAAAGGATATTTGCTATCATTAGGAAATCCATAATCTTTATTGACAACTCCCATTTCTGCCAATTCTTGCAAAACATGACCTCTATATAAATCAGATCCCTTAAAATACATCTGATTTATATAACGACATTCTTTTCCCGATAATAAGCCTATATAGGATTTAATATAACTTATATTCCCTCCCACCTTATATGTAAAAGAAGATACTTTTTCTTCATACTTTCCATAAGATCCTTTACGATACTGGCACTTCAAAACGCCTGCGCAAAGAGAATGAGAAACGACATTTTCTTCTAAATATTTATAAGTGTCGCATTGATCAATTACAAAAAATTGTTTCGTATCATCAGCTTGAATAATAATATATTTACTAGTGTGATAGATGATTTTTGGTTTGAACTCAGATATATCTTTGATAAAGATCTCATATCCCTTTCCCCACAGATAATTACTAATATCATCAATAAAACGATGGCTTCTGACTTTTATGTCTCTATATATCGTGTAAGATCTTTTCATAAAACCTACTCCTCTATCAGATTGTAATCAAATCTATCTAATAAAATCTTTTCCATTAACCTTATATTGGAAGGGTATTCTACATTGTCCTTAAACCATTCTAAAGCATTCTTAGAAATATAATTTAAAAAATCGTCTTCATCTATTACTTCTTCATATCTATCCCTTATCATAACAGGTAATTCTTTTGCCTCTGCCGTTGTGTCTACCGATATATAATGCTTATTAGGAACAAGATTATTGTAATATTGGTTCCTTAAAACTGGCATAAGAACAGGAACTCCTATCTTAAAAGCCTCCAACTCTCTATGGCAAAAATTACCCCTTCCTGGCAATGATAAAGCTATTTTTCTTTTCTTCATTTCTTCTATATACTTTTCAAAAGGCAATCTTTTATTTTTATTTTTAATTCCACGATCTTTGTTAATTCCATGATCTTTATTAATAATACCCATCTTGTCCATATATTTTAAAATGACTCCTCGACCATGCTGATGATCTCCTTTAAAATACATCTGATTTATATACCTATCTTTATCAGAAATGATTTCAATAGGTTTGACACACTTATCAAATCTTGGCGCTCTATATGTGAAAGGAGATACTTTTTCTTCATATTTTTTATAAGACCCTTTGCGATACTGGCACTTTAAAACGCCTACACAAAGAGAATGAGAAACAATATCTTCCTCTAAATCATCGTATAAGTCACAAGGATCAATAATAAAAAATTGTTTCGTATCGTTGTTTTGAAAAATATTATACCTACTACGCAAGTCGTTAAATCTACTACGAAAATCTGTAAGATTTCTACCTTCTATATTAAACTCTGATCTATTTTTTCTAAAAAGCTCATATCCATTGCTTTTCAAATAATTAGATACATCCCTAACCCATCTCCTTCCGACACAACTAAAATCTGAATTTGAGTTATCGTTTTTGTTTCCATTTTTATAAATAGGGTATACGGTATAAGATTTATTCATAATAATAATCTATTAATTGTTTAAAATATTTTACTGTTTTAGCCAAGCCTTCATCTAATCCAATTTGTGGCTTCCAATCCAAAAGGCTATTTGCCTTTTCTATATTAGGGCTTCTTCTTTCAGGATCGTCTTTAGGCAAACCTTTATGAATAATTTTTGAGCTAGAGCCAGTTATCTCTTTTATCTTTTCAGCTAGCTCTAAAATAGTTATTTCTATAGGGTTCCCAATATTAATAGGACAAGGATCAGCAATATTGGCATCCATAAGACTAATAAGACCATAGATAAGATCACTTACATAACAAAAACTTCTAGTCTGATTTCCTCCTCCATAAACAGTAATATCTTTCCCTAACAAAGACTGAACGATAAAGTTGCTTACAACCCTACCATCTTCAAAGAACATATTAGGACCATAAGTATTAAAAATTCTAGCAACTCTTATGTCTACATTATACTGTCTATGATAGTCGAAAAATAAAGTCTCAGCACATCGTTTGCCTTCATCATAACAAGACCTTGTGCCAATAGGATTAACGTTCCCCCAATAGTCTTCTGTTTGAGGATGAACAAGAGGGCTTCCGTAGATTTCGCTGGTAGAGGCTTGCAAAACTATAGCCTTGGTTTTTTTGGCTAGTTCTAAAACGTTTATAGCTCCATGCACGTTGGCCTTAACTGTCCTAACAGGGTCAATCTGATAGTAAGGAGGAGAAGCTGGACAAGCTAAATTATATATCTCATCAACTTCTAAGCTGATATCATCACATATGTCATGTCTTATTAATTCAAAACTGTCAGAAGATAAAAGTTCTTTTATGTTTTCTTTTTTACCTGAAGAAAAATTATCAAGACAAATAACGTTTCGATTCTTTAATAGGAGAGCAGAACATAAGTGAGAACCAAGAAATCCAGCACCTCCTGTCACCAAAGATGTTTTTTTATATTTACTATTTAATACTTCCATAATCCCCCATCGTGCCTATTCTGTCTTTATACATCTCTCTCCATTCTTTAGCTAACTTCGTTTTCTGATCTGCTCCAGCTAAGTCTATCTTTTGACCTAACGTGATTTTATGGTTTTTAAACTCCTCGTATATTGTATCTCCAAAAATTTCATTAGACAATCTAATCATATCTTTATCTTTGAAAATAGATACATATCCTTTATCACCCATCATTTTCTTCCATCTCTCGAACACCTTCATCTTACTACCTTGCCCATCAAAGCTTCCACCATCAAAAGAGCTTCCTCGACCTTTTGTAGGAACTATATCTATGCTATCATCGCAAAACGATACTCCCAAGACTTTCTCTACTTCTCTTCTATAAGAAGATGATGAACACCATCTATTATAATTTATACACAACTTATCAGGAATAAAATTTGTTTCCCCTAAGAACTCCATAGCATAATCTTTCCACATATTTATAAATCGTTCGTCATAATTTAAGCTCCACGAAATATCGATAAGCCTATGAGTCTTCATTCTACTAGCAAATAAATTAAAAGCATCTCTAAGAATAATAATATTGTATTTTTTATCAAACTCTCCCAAACCAGAAACATCTGTAATATAATGTTCTGGATTTCTTATTCCACGATCTTTGCGTATGTCTTTTTCTTCATAATCCCTCCAACTGACAAAAACCCTACCATCCCTATAACAATCCTCATAACTAATAAAGACTTGATCTGTTTTAGAGGGATCTGCTAAGGAATGACTATTAAAAATATTATCAGTAGAAACAGGAGTCCCTACCTTCTCGTCATTATAAAAAACACTATTAGGATAGTGATTTCTTAACCAACTTATGATAGCATGATTACCTGACCTTTTCATTCCCCATATGCAAAAAAGAGACCTACTCATCTTTTCTCTCGCTTGCACTATAATGAATGTTATGCTCCGCACCAACGTAAAACTTCGTAACCTCTTCTGTCTTAGGATTAAACACACTAATATCTACTCCACCACTTTCAATAAAAGAATAATCCCAATTAGATTCTTGATCCGATGCACACTTCTCAGCAGCAGATTCAGCAGAATGAGCATACACCTTATAGTGATAATCATCTTCTTCATCACCTATACCACACATCCATAAAGGCTTGCACTTATGTTTTAAAACCCCACCAGTAAAATCCCATTCCTTACATATCTCACAACGTTCATATGACCCCATACTATTCTCCTATAAATCTAAAATATCACTTCTATAATGTATTTTTTCTACTTCTTTTTCCAAATAAAATTTTTCTTCTAAAAGATCATCTATCCTTTTTATAAACGCTATTCTTTCATCTGCTACATTTTTAGAAAATACAAAGATCTTTCCTTTAGTGTTATATACAGTAGTAAACTGACCCTTATTTTTCTGACCTCCTAAAATATTATCTAAAAACTCAATCCTTATACTATTAGTCCTAACCTTAACAATCTTTGCTTCTTCATGAGATGTGCTACAGCCCTGACGATTAAAATAAAAAACATGCTGACCTTCCTTCAATTTTATGCCTAACATATCTTTCATCTATATTTCTCTTACAAAATCGTTCATATAATTTAAAAATTCTTCTATTTTTTCTCTTTCCCAATCCTTAACAATCAATATATCGACCATAGTAGAAATAGTCTCATCCATTTTCTCTACCATCTTTTCACGATCATTTGTCTTTTTATACTCGCAAAAATCTACACTATCTTTTATAGTCTGATAATTTAAAATAGCTACAGCTAATGGATCATCACCCTCAACCACTTGCTTTAATCTTTTAAAATATTTCTCTATTGGCTTTAAATTTCTCACCTTACTACTTCTCCTATAAATCTAATATCTCAAAACGGCTATTTATCGAGTCTAATGGAGCTGCAACACATTCTATCATCTCATCTGTCCATACCCAACTGGTGTCTGATTCTTCTATCTTGTAATGAGATATTCTCGGAGGAACTAAATCTTCTATCACTTCTGATATAGTTACTACTCTATCTGTATCTAACTCTCTTATAATATACTCCATCTGATTAACATACTTGGAATATTTATGTATAGATATATTCTCACTTGTAGTCATGATGAATTCTTCCTTCATGGCCTCCCAAGTCTTTATTTTTACCTCATCTCCAACTTTGTATTTCATAAATCTAATATGTCGAAACGACTTCCTATAGACTCTTCCAAATATATCCCCTCTATCATATAATCTGACCAACAATAATACATGCCCCTCATACAGTAATGCCCCTGACCCGTTTCAATGTCATAGCCTATATTATCTATTAATAAAATTCTGTCAGGAAAAGATTTGTTTATTTCATGCTCATGACCAGGCCCATAAACAGAACTATCAGGAAAATTTATCAAACCTGAATGACTATCTAAATGAGACATATCCTGTAAACCATACTCACTAACCATCTTATCCCTTGTCTTCACCTTTACTCTGTCACCTATCTTATATCTCATAAATCTAATATCTCAAAACGATCTTTTATTGGTTCAAATTTCTCTTCTAACCACTCACTTAATTGATACCCTATCTGAATATCCTCAATACGATCTTTCTCAATACGATCCTTATTAGTCATACAAGAGACACAACGAATCTCTCCATTATATTTGCTTCGTAAAAATACATTAACATCTTTTTCACAAATAATGCATACAGCAGACATTGCTTTGCTCCTAACCTCTTAATAACTTCTGCCTGCTCAGCCTTAAAGTGAAGCTTCTTATAATATTTGGCTTTTAACAAATATATCTCATGCATCTGTAGATAGTGATCTTTATTCTCGATAAGATTATCTATCTCAATAATAGGCAAATTGTCTGGATCTTCACTATTCTTTACACTTTTTGCAGAAACGATTCATTACCTATCTCCAAATGGACTACCTATTGCTACACTAGTAGGCTGATGATAATTCTTACCATCGAACATCTCCTTCATCTCTTCAGATTGATTCTTGTGCTCTAAATATAAATAAACTTTGCCCGAAAATAAAAACTTTACTCTCTGCCACAATCCCGCTTTCCAACAACTGATAAATTGATTATCATCTTTGTATGTATGCAAATCAAAATATCCGTCTCCACTAGCAACATTGTTAGACTCTTCAAAATCAATAGCTTCTAAAAATATATTATCCATTACTTTGCTCCTTTTATTCTATTATCTTTATGCCACCCTCAAGCTCGATTTTTCTTTTCATCTTTTTTAGTGTTTTGATAATATCATCTTCTCCCATATAATTACTAACAATATCTTCAACCTTATCATTATCTATCATCCCATCAAGCATAGAACAACTATACCAATAGCTTATAAAACTTTGTAAATTATCTTTTACAGATATATCTCTATCATATTTTTCTGCTAAAAAATATTCTACGATGCAATGACAGCGTTCCACATTTTTTAATTCAAACTTAGATATTCCCATTACTTTGCTCCTAAATTAGTTAATTCATATTCTACACAAGATCCTTTTTCGGGAATATAGCCGTTACATTTTTCAAATTCTTCTATACGCATTCTGCCAATATATCCGATACTCATCTGACCATCTTTATTATTTACCCAACTTTGCTCCCATTCATAATATGGCTTCTCTGACCAAAAATAAACAGAATCGGAGATAAATCTGACCTTATCCCTACTTATCCAAATATACATTACTTAGCTCCTATCTTCTCTCATTTTTTTCAAAGCATAATACATTTGACTTTTAGGAGGCATAGCCTGAGATTTCTTGACTGTCCCTCTTATATGATCGGTGATAGTCATTATACCTGTCTCCCAGTCCATAGATTGACTGTAAATCTCATGCATCTTAAAATCTATGTCTTCTATTCGCATTGCTTTGCTCCTAATTTTTCTTTTATCTGATATCTCCATAAATGAGAATGGTCTTTTTTGTCCAAAAAGACATCAAACTTCTTGTTGTATTTATCCTTCTCAAAAAGATAAAAACGGGATGGACTCGATAGTTTAGTCGATAGGGTCATTGTATATATCCTAAGTTATTTCTCACAATCGTCACACCAACAACGAAGCTCGTCATATTTAAAAATAATACAATCTCCAATATCATCATTAGTTACTACATCTGCCGTCCATAAACTATCACTACTCACACCATCTGCCCAACTCACACCATCTGCCCAAAAAAAACTCGTTCCTATTGTAAAAAGAATTTCTCTAACAAACGAAGAAACTCTAATCTCTTTAACTATATTTACTTCACCCTCGTCTTTATTCTCTATATCATTGAAAATATTTTTAAAGAAATCATACAGCTCTGAATTCTGCCGTTCAAATCCAATATAATGAGTAGTTATATAATTGACAAAACTACTATCAACACATTTATACTTAGTTTCAATAGATCTAGTCATTTTACTTTGCTCCTATTATTGGTTCATATCTATATTATCGAATATGGTCTATTATATAGAGAGTGCTTTCACTTTCCAATCTTTTCTTTATATGCTTCATAATCCACCTTATAGAGCATAGAAGGTATTATATGGGGGAGTATAAGAGAAACAAAATGATCAACAGAAGTGGACTTGAGAACAATTCTATATTGCTTTTCTCCCTTTTTACTAACTCCCCTCTCTCTCTTGTGAGAGTCGATATCCCACCTCTCTTTAAACCACTCAACAATGTTATCACAAGATTGTTCTGAGAAAGAATCTGTGCAAAACTTAACCTCAGGAGTGAGATTATGGCCTGTGCTTAACATCCTATTATGAGAAAAAGATGTAGTCCCGTCATCCATATACCATACTGCTAAAGAAAGCTCTGATAAATGATCTAAGATATCTCTGGTAATTTCTTTTTTCCCTCCACCATAAAATTTGTCTATACACTCTTCTATATCGCTATTAGCTTTAGTATAGAAGCTCCAACTTCCGTGATGATTTTTATATTCTTCTCTCGTGTCTGTGGATACCGAAAATTTTAAAGTCTCCTTCTTGGACACGCTTCGAAACTCTTCAAATTTCCATTTTAAATAATTCTCCTGTTTATCTGAATGCTTAAAACAAGCTATAGAATTCCACTGGGTATGATTTCTTTTTGCATCGCCCATCATAGATCCATACAAGATGTCTCTCTGCCTCTGAGTTAGCTTGTGCTCTGTCTTCTTCCTATTCATGTAGGTTGCTCCCCTACGCTTAATATCATACAACTGACGTAAGCAGGTGAGATCCTCTCTAGTCACAGAAAACTCTTTTGATATTTCATCTAATGACATACCCTGCTTATAACTATATTCTAACTGCTCTTTTATCAGCTTTATATTCCCTTGGCAAAAATTACTAAAAAATTGCAAAACCTTCCTAGAAATTCCTGTAGACCCCATATCGTTAATAGATAGTCCAGATATAATATTAGCTTTAAACTCTCTAAGAGTGATATATTGAGTCGTCCTCTTAGCTGCTCCATTCTTAATCTCTCTGTCAAGATATGGTTCTGCTAATTCCCAATTATATTTGGACAAAAGCCTCGATAGCTTCGATGCTTTCATCTTCTCAATTGCTTCTTTTGATAATGTCTGACCTTTTACTGGCATAATGCTCTCCTATTCTAACTAATATAGCGATTATACATTCACTTTCCAATATATTAGTTAAAATCCTTTAAAAAAAGTGTATTCTGGAGAATCTAATGTAAGTGCTTGTTTTTGGGTATAAAAAAAGATGCCTCAAAACAAGTCTGAGACATCTTTAAAATTTATAAAAACCCTCTTAAAGGAACAATGCAAGCCCAAAACCGACACAAATCACTTTGAAGAGATACCTGAACCAACGTGAGCGACCACCAGGCAAAGTAAATTCTGGAGTTACCACCATTCTTGTTTTTGGATATGGTCCGAATTTTTTCTGTTCTACTAGTTTATCCCAATCTTTTTCATAGTTTTGTTTTAGAGTTTCGAAATTAGAGAAAGCTTTTGCAGCTTCTTCTGTTCCACCAAATACCTGTGCAGGCTGTTGGAACATAAGGCATCCCATCAAAGTTCTAAGAGCATCTTTAATAGCTCCATACAAAACAGTAGTAAAATATCTATCAGGAAGAGTATCAAGGTTATATCCTGAGTGAGGAGGATAAGTATTCACTGCTTGCAGAGCATTAACTAAAAATCTAGTAAGCTGCTCCTCTGTGAACCATCTAAAGTTATAATCAGCATTTACAGTTTCTTGTGGAAGCAATTGTGTGTCAAATGTAACTGTGCCTTTAAAATAATCTACCTCTGCTCCTGAATTAACTACTTTTGCATTTCTATATATCTTAACACCTGCTGACTGATTCCAGTCTGGAAATGAAAATTCAAATTTAGTATTATCTCTCGAATATTTAGACTGTTCAAAATAAACAGGAATATTCTGAGCGCATATGAGATGATATTCTAAAGCTTCTCTCATTGCTATCAATCTTTCGGTGTAAAATGAAGATGGAACTGCATTGGATTGATTCTCTACTATTGTGACTGTTTGTAATTCGGTTTTTTCTTCACCATCAACTACATATACCCATGTCACATTATAGCTTCCTAATGCCTGGTCAGAAGCCACTTCCCACGAATAGACATAATAACCATCTTCTATTTTAAATGGAGAGCTTGAGTCTATGATCAGATCTCCATCGTCGCTTGGGTTTTCAACTGGACCTCTTATTGAGCATCCTATTGAACTAGGATTTACAGGAGTGCCATCAAAATCAGTGATTTTCAATAATAGATCCGCTACGCTACCTTGCCTAAAGGTTCCTCTAAAACTAGATACAGATCTTATTTCGCTCATGTTTACTCTCTTTTTTAATACATTTATATGCTTATATATTAAATTTTTATTATAGAAATCCTTTATTTTTTAGGAATGATACGAGCTTTCCCAATATTCGGTACAGGCACAGGTTCTACTTGCTTAGTTGGCTGTTTATCTGCACTAAAGAACTTTTCTTTAATACCACTAATAGAAACGCCTCTATAATTGCCACCAAGAGTTAAGATTAATATGACAATAATGAATACAAATATCCATTTGATACTTCTTTGAATACTCCTGACAGATTCCCATATACCAGGCTTTCCATTACCTTTTAAACTTTCGTCAAACTCATTAAGAGAATCTATCTTGTCACCCATCTTTTGATCTGATAAGACAATTTTATTTTTCAAATTAGTATGACTACTTCTTACTTCCATAGTCAAATCTGTTATCATGCTTTTTATTTCTTCATGCTGATGATTTTCATTATTTTTAATTTCCTCAATATCTTCTTTTATTCCCTCTATATTCTTATCAAGAGCATCATGTTTTATCTTGCAGATCTGAGGAATATAATCTTTGTTTTGGTCAGTCACGATATAGCTCCTATTTATTGATTTTACTTAATTCAGAATAAACTAATTTAGGAATATTCTTTTTTTTCTCCTTCTTATACTGTTCGACCAAAACTGCCCCTAATCCTGCAAAAAAAGATGTTGAGATACTAGATCCCGACACTTTTGCATATTTATTGTCTAGATACGTAGTATACAGACCTTTGTTAGGTAAATAAAAATCAACATTTTCTCTGATAAAGTTGTTTTTCTTCTTAGACCTTGTTAAAAACCCTGTTGAAAACACTTCTTTATATCTTGATGGATAGTCTAATTCATCACTATCCCCACTAGCGGCAAAGATACAGATACCATGATCTCTTGCTTTCCTTATAGCATCGCACAGTACCCTGTAGTCGTATTGTGTTCCCATGGCTATAACTATGATGTCAACCTCTTTTACTATAGCCCACAGCACTCCTGCGACCAAGGAGTTGAAGCCACACTCTCCCTTGCTATTAACTACTTTTCCAAATAATAGCTGAACATGAGGAGCTATGCCAATTATAGCCTTCTTATTATTAGCTTTTAGAATACCAGATACCATTGTTGAATGACCATTTTTATCAATAATAGTTATATTGTCTTCACAAAAATTTATTTTATCACCTTCAAATTTTATATCTTTATGACTAGTACATCCAGAGTCTAAAATAGCAATTTTGACACCTTTTCCTGTACATCTATTGTCTATCCCATAAACAGATGGAGAATAAATAACTGTTGATGGGACTTCATCTACGATCTTTCTTTTTTTCTGATCGATTATGATTTGATTTAATGATGGCTTGACATTCATATAGCTTCCTTACTAAATAATATTCATAGGCACTTTACATATCTCTCCACGATTAAATAACTCTAATTTCGTAGATAATGTAAATGTGTCTAGATAATACACGTATTTTCTCATTGACATTGACAAATGAAACGTAATAAGGTCATCAGTAATGATCTTTTTACACTTATTTATCTCATTCATTCGTTTAAATATATTTTTCTTATATGGAATATACCATATTTTTTTACTGTCTATCTCTAAGTTGTCCAAAACGTAATTTCTTACATTTGCACTTGCTACAGAGACTCCTACCTTATTAGATTTCGTCTTAGTCTTAGGATAATACCTTATGTCATATCCCTCGCCCTTCCATATCATCCCACTTAAGATAAAATACAACTGGAAAAGATTCATCTCAGGAAAATCTCTACTATCCCCAGAAAAAACTTTTTCAAATTTATCAAAATAAGGGTGAAAATAAAAACCAGTAGCATTCCTAATAACAGAAGAGACCTTTAGATCCTCTGGAAAATAAGGATAGAGATTAATCAATAGATCATATTCCTTCTCTTCCTTAGCAAACTGATCAATAGTTATAGTCCTTTTAACATCTTTATTATAATCGTTAAAATAACAAAATTCTTTTTTTTCAACTACCCAAGTGATATTAGTATTTACCTGTTGCTTCTTAATACCTCTGATCACACTTGTGGCAGGAATCAATTGGGATATATTCCCTAAATGTGTTATAGCTATTTCCATATTATATCCTTACAAACTATCTATTTCACCCATTAATTCACTCATCGTTTTAGCCCCACCAGCATCAGAGACTGGGCCTGCACCTAAAATATTTATCTCTTGCGCACCATCATGATCGTTATCTACAATTCCACCAGCAGCAGCATCGACAGCAGAAGTTGACACAATCATATCTGAATAACCCTTTTCTATCTTATCTTGTCTCGCCAATAATCCCTGTTGATGTTCTTTTTTGCCTATCATCAATTTTCTCTTCTTAGCTTCGCCAATAATTTCTATTTTTTTATTCTTAATAAGCTGCTGTAGTAATTGGTTAGTTTGAATTGTTTGAGCCATAACTTCATTAATAAGTTTTATATCAAATCTACCCTCAAATTTTAAAAACTCATTAATATAAATAGTCCCTTCTGATGGAGAATGCAAATATTTAATTCCTGGGTCTATTGGAGCTTCTTCTACTACTGCCACTCCCATACTCTTTATCAAACCTATAACTTCTTGTGCCGTAGTCTGGACAGCATTTGTCACATAAAGAACTTCACTATCTTCTATATGATTATGCAATTGTCCTGCTTGTTGAAAAGGTATTCTAGTTACACCATTCTCACTATATAAGGCAATTGTATTGCTATTAACATCTAAAAATAACACCATCATGATTTTTCTCCAATAACTTTAAACCTATTCTTTATATCGGAATAAGAATAAAAAAAATCCACGCCCCGAAAAGACATGGATCTTTAAAAGTATAAATATAAAAATATGATTCTACTTATCCATTATTTTTTGGACTTTTTCCAAAAATTCCTTCTTTATTCTTATGACAGTCCCAAATCATCTGCATCTATAGCTCTTGCTCTTTTTAGTTCAACTCTTCTTTTTATCCATTTTAAAACTTCTTGCTTAGCATTAGCACCACTCTTTACTTCTAATTCTTCACATAATGTTTCTATTACTTCACTAAGAACTTCATCTGGTATTGTTAATATTATATCCATTTTATTTTTTCCTTTTAATTATAGTTTTAAGGAGTTACGGTAACTTCCCAAGCCGTTATAATTCCTTTTACTAGCGTTACTGCGTGGTCATCTCCAGCAGTCTCCAGCCAATGTTTTGTTAAGAACATCTAATGCTGATTTAAAGCCAGACACAGTATCCTCATTAGCAATACCAGCAATATTACCAAGACCTGCTTGTTCTATATCACTCGCCCCAGCAACACCCTGTTCAGGGAAAGATAGATTTTGGTCTCTCAAATTTTCTAAAAATGCTAATGACCTTTTTTGGTCTGCTGTTAGAGGTATTGCTTTAAACTTTGTTGATGACCCCTTTTTTAATAATCCCATCGTGGTTACTCCTTATTTGTTAGTATTCATAATATAAATACAAATATTCGTTTCTTATACGTCCTCAACTGTTATTTCTATTTCATTATCATTAGCTGGAATAGCTTGTTCTGCAAGATAAGCTTGATGATTATCAACTGTTCTATGTAGTATATTAGCCACACACTCTCTGGCGTGTTGAGCATCAGTCAATTCACTATCTTCAGGTTTCTTACATTTCCAACACATGGCAGCTACCACTTTTCCAAGATACTCTGCCTCCATCGTGTATATAACTTTTTTCTTAGCCATCATATTCCTATATTTAGTTTAACAATATCTATACCCGAACCGTATTGCTGTGTATTAGCAGCTATTGATGCATGTGTGTAAATCATCATTCTAATATTCTCACCTGAGTCAAGGTCAATAATTATAGAAGACGAAGCAGTTGCACCAGGTTGCCCAACTGTTCTACCATAACCACTTGCTATAGCACCTACTATGTCTATCCAAGTTGCTGTATCTAAAGCATCATATTTCTGAAGTTTAACAGTGTATGCAACTCTTAATGTTCCCGCAATATTAATATTGCCATGGAACCATATTTGATATACACCATCTTCATCAATCTCTATTATATCAGACGAAAGAGTGAAAAACCCTGAGTTGTAAATTGTGGTGTCTATATTAACTAGTTTAGGAGTGGTGGTGACTGCTACACCAGACACAGCTGCATCATAAAACGAAGCTGCCTCAACACCCGTATCACCAGTAACAGTTAAGTTTCCATTAATGATTGTATTTCCTGTTATAGTTGTGGCCCCCGCAGCTAATGTGCCATCTATAACAGCAGCACCACCCACATCTAAATCTCCACCCACCTCAAGGTCGTCATCTAAACCGCTAATCTTTAATCCATAATTATATACATATTCTAAATCTGTTCTGGGGTTTGCTGCCCCATTGCCCCAAGAGTGCATACCACTAGTATCAAGAGTATATCTTCTAACAGAATCTGTGATGGCTCCTGTAAAAAGAATAGGGTCAGCTGCTGTTAAATTATAAAGTTCAAATCTGACTTTACCATCGTTTTTCTTTATAAGACCACAAGGATTACCACCACCTGATAAAGTGTTGGTGGTGAACTTTATTATCGGATAAGTGGAGGCAGTATCTATGCCAGATAAATCTAACATTCTGTCTACAGAGTCTCTTGTATCAAAAATAATACTATCATAGATTTTTAAATCTTCTACTATACTGCCTGATATTTCGATATCATCATTTAATTTTATAATAGAAGATTGACTAGGGTTTGCTCCTACTGATATATTTAAATCAGTTCCATCGAAATAAATACTAGCATCATTATTTTCTCCAAGATATAATTTAGATGTGTCAGAAAGAATAGATATGTCACCAGTGGTAGCTATATCTCCAGTAGTAACTATATCTAAAGCTCCTGCATCGATATTAGTTCCTATCGTAAGTCCTGTACCGTCTGCAACATTATTTAATAACTGTAACGAAGTAGATGTAAGGATTCCACCATAAAGAGTTTGTCCCCCAGTTCTCCCTTCCAATAAGGCATATTGAGCATGATCATCATCAGAAAGCCCCCCTAAAGAACCATGATCCGATGCCACTGCTGACGAACCAGCTATGCCTGAATTTCTAAAATCTGTAACATCTACTATCTCTGCTTGTTTGTCTCCATCAAAACCATTTTTTGTTTGCAAAACAAATCTATATAAAATTACAACTTCTGTAGAGGGGAAATTACCAAAATCGATTATTTCTTGACTTGCCTCTTCTACAGCACTCTTTTTATCAGTGTATTCATTCTGCCCCTGGATCGCCTTGATAGGATATTTCCAATCATTAGTAGCAATAAGAGTCATTGAGACCCATCTCTTATTAGTAACTATAGTTTGATCCCAAAATCCTCCTCCAACATCTTCATTAAAATATAATCTAGTTCCTACTCCTGCATTTTTATAAGGAAGGGTCGTGGCAGGATCTTCTTTCCAAGGGCCTGATGCTCCTTCTCTATACATAATAGGAATTTCTGCAAAATAAGTAGGATCTAAACCTAAAATTTGCTCATATTGAACATCTGGATCTCCATCTGTAATTTCTACTGCTAAATCCTCATCATAAAATTCTCCATCAACAACATAAAAAGAAAGAGCTGTGTTGCTATCAGTATCTTCAGTATATCCAAGAACTGTAAGCCCTGACTGATACCTAGCTCCAATAGTATCATGCAAATATTCATGAGTTTTGCCAGACATGATCAAGCCATGACGCTCATCAGCACAAATAACAGCGGAGTTTTCAATTGCATTCCAATAGACTAGTCCAACAAGAACTTTATTAATAATTACATCGTCTGTGGCTTCATGATCAGGATTAAGAGCCTGAGATATTACTCCTTCATCATAATATATATATGAATATCCCGTTGTCTCGGGAATAGTTATTTCTCCTGGACCTTCTATTATCCATTTTACCCCATTTTGCCAAATCTCAAACGTCCCAGATCCTGATGGATTTTCATCCCTTGCAGAAATTGAAAACAGTCTTGTCTCTTCATCAAAAAATATGAATGTATCAGTTCTATTAGGGAAACCTCCAGGCGACTTTTCAACATGAGCAGGATCATCCTTATATCCAACAACACCCGTAGATAAATCAATAGCTAACAAACTATCATCAGAATAGTCAGTAGTTTGTATGAATAACTGTCCTAAAATATCAACAGTATCTGTTAATTTTATTACTCCTGCCTGAGAAGGATCGTTTAAATCTATATTTAAATCTATTCCATCAAAGTAAATAGAAGAATCTTTATTGCTTCCTAAATACAATTTAGAAGAATCAGAACTTACCCATACATCTCCAGAGACTACATCACCAGCAGTCATTGTGCCTTGTAAAGTAAAATTTGCAGATCCTAATAATGATAAAACGTTATTTGTGCCATCATATTCTAGAGTTGTGTTATCATAATCTCCTATAGTGTCCCTAAATTCTAAAATAAAATTTACAAGAGACATAGTATCAGTAGTTTCATTTATAACAACATATTCACTAGAGGTATTACCATAGACAGTAAGCCCAACTCCTCCATCAGGTTCTGCTCTTACTTCTAAACTATTTACTGTCACAACAACATTATCATCAATAGGAGTTAAAACAAGCCCATCCCTATACCATAAACTATCTAGTAAAGAAATATCATCAAAAGTTAAACCTGCACTGTCTTCTCCTAATCTTGATACTAAATCATTTTCATCTTCTGTTAGGTGATAATATTTTCCAGCAGATCCACCTTGAATACCTAACAGGCTATTATGTTGCACAACCTGAGCAATAGCAGATCCTATAGGTTCTCCATCAAAAGTTAAACCCCCGCTATCCTCACCAAATCTAGATACTATATTATTTTCTACTTCTGTCAAATGATAATATTCATTAACAATACCGCCCTGCAAACCTGTTAGATTATTATGAGCAGTCACTCCACTAGTAAAATCGTGGGTATGCAAATCATCTGCATTACTACCATTCATTAATATTCTCAAATTAGAAACAGTATATGGTTCAGAGGCATCAGTATGCTGTAAAAGAGTATGAAACTCATTATGGGCCTTAGTTACAGCATTTTCTATAGAGCTTCCCGAAGACGTTATATCAGATAATTGATTTATACTTCCGCTTTTTTTAACAATATCGGACAAAGACTGATTAACTAAATTATTTACATCAGTAGAAGTAATAAATTTATTATGAGTATGTAAAAAATCAGCATTAGATGAAATACCATCTGTCAATGTATCCAATCCCGAATGGGTATGATCTAAAAAGGAAAAATCATCATGAGTATGGATATAGTCAGAATCTAAATAATACTTCCCTTTATTAACGCCACTTCTAACAATTTTAGAGATATAGTTTCTAATAATAATAGAAGAAAACACTGCCTCAAAAGTATTATTTCCTATCGATAGGATATCTACAGTTTCGCCTGGCTGAACAGTATAGGGAGATACGATATCAGACAATGCTAATTCTATATAATAATTATTTGTTATTAACCATTTTTCAACAAGTGGCATTATTTTTCCTACTAAATATGGACGTATATTTGTTATATATTATATTTCGACTTAATTTGGTTAAAACCTTGTTTTTTATGATATGTTAAAAAAACCGTGATCAATTTGATAATCACGGCTAGTCAATTTATGGCTTAACCCAACCTTTTTCAAAGACTCTTCTTTAACTTTTGAACATCAATCCTCGTTCAATTCCAAAATATTTTAGTCTTTGGTTATACATATATATTGTAAATAACTTTTAAAAATCCTCTAAATTTTTATACTAATTGAGGCTCTTCTCTTCTTGATACATATTGAAGCTCTTTCTTAATATATTTCACATAAGCCTGATAAGCTTCTTCCTTGCTAGGATAGTTCCCTAATATATTTAGATCTTCTACGATCTGCCAAGCACCATTTGACAAAGACTCCATATACCCTTTAATCTTTGTTAGATCACCATCAACCGAAGCATAGTAGTAGCCATTATGTTCCTCAATATTAACTACAGGAACATCTTCATTATATTGTGATCTTTTATACCAATTCATATAATTATATTCTCCCAAAAAGATAAAAATCCTCTATAATTTTATCTCTATCTCTTCTTTATCATCATTTATAAAAGTCACTTTGTCAAAAACTATCTCTGTTCCTTCCATAAATGTATCTCCTCCAAATTGAGCAGCTTCTCCCTTTTTAACATAAGCTATAGTAGCATGAGGATTATAGACAGGGTGAGTTTCTTCTACATCTAATGTTCTTTTTATCTCTGCATGAAGTTTTTTCAGATCATCACTAATAATCTCAATTTTTACTACATCGAAATCAGGAGCGTTCTTAAAATAACTTACTTTGCCAAGTTTGACTTTTATAGACTTGTAGTTTTTAACTATATGATTAATAGCTTCTAGACTATTATCACAAACTCCATAGATGACAGTTATATGGGTGTCTGTTTCCCTCCCCTTGCCCTCTTTAACGTGCAAAAGGCTATATGGGATGTTATCCTTGCCCCAATCTTGCATCTTCTTAGCAGGCTTCTGAGGGAGTTTAACGGCAACCCATCCACTACACTCTTTTTTTGATCTTTTATACCAATTCATATAATAATTTTCGACAAAAAAGGGGAAAAACCTTTATTTTTAAATAAAAAAAGAGCCGCCCTGTAGGACGACTCTTCTCGGGGCCAAGTAACTGAATAGTAAGACATCCAATAACCGACAGATCCACCAAGTTGCTAAAGGCAACTACTCTAGGGCGTGTGCTTAAGGCAATAACCAAAAACGCAACTCCACCACATTACTTAAGGTAACGACTCTGAAACGCAACATACACTCGGCATTCACTCTTACACTATATTATATCACTTTCACTTGTCAATATGTTTTAATGAAAAATAGGCTTTATACCTAGTCTATCTAATTCGTCTAATATTTTAATTTCATTCAATTTCAAATAGAATCTATTATAATACTCGAAATCACGGATGTTACTCCTTCTTCTAACGTCCATCTTTTTATGAATTTTCTTTATAAAATCTTCATCTATTTCTTCTGGATGTAAGAACCGTATAACTTTTTTAAGAGTCTCTTCATAATCATCTACCAAATCATAATAAGTAAACTGTATCTTATTATTGATTTCCTCTGTAGTCCATTTCTTAACAAAACCAATCCATCTACGCAACTGCTTAGGAAACTGACCCTTGAGAAATGACTTTTTCCCTTCTTCTGTGCCTAATTTAGACATGCAATGTTCCTTAAGATAAAAATTAGAAATTATAGACTCAAACGGATGACGATACAAAACTATGTATTTGTATTTAGGATCTATCTTTAAATCCAACCAACGATCATGATTTTTTTGCAAATTAACATTCTTATCTGTGCAACCTATTTCTTTACAATGAGTGTAATATTCACAATAACATAATTTTCCACCATAAGTAACAGATGTAGGGTCTGGACGTCCAAAATATATTTTAAGATCCTTACTGAAATATTTTAAAAGAGAATCTACCAATAGATGATGACCACTTCTAGGGAAACTAACTAATAAAGTTTTTTTATCAAACATGGCTAATTAGGATCATTTCCAAATAATTCCCAAGTTTTTAAATTAACTAGTGCCATCATCTCTTCTTCATCAATTTTAAAATCTTTATATCCTGCATTAGCAGCTAACTTTTCTGCCGCAGAAATAGAATCATATATGTTAGACTTGATGATAGCCGCAAACTCCTTTTTTAACATATCATGATCTTCTATCTCATCATTATTACTGATAGTCTTAAGGATAGTTGGCTTCTCCTCATGGACATAAGCAGAATAGAACTCTCCGTCCTTTACCATCTGCCATTCGTTACCCATTATGTTGCCTAGCAAAAAAGTGCCTTCTTTGTGTTTGTGATCTCTAAAATAATTATCTATACTTTCCATTTTATTTCTCCTAACAGTTCCATATGTTATAATACTCTTCGTCCTTCTTATCCTTGATAGGATAAACTCTAATGATGAAATCTATATAACTCTCATTACCACAACTCGAACAGTACCATGTAGCATTACACCTACAAGGTATATTCCAATGATAATTAAACACTTCTTTATTCCTATGCTGACAATGAGCGCATTTCCATACATAAAAAGTTTTCTTTGGTTCCATATCTGCTCCTTTGAATAATTAATTTATTCAAAAGAAGCCAAATTTTATTGTTATATTCTTCATATCTATATATCGACAAATTAAAAGGATTCTTCTGCTATCTTTTCATAGCCTCCCGATAAAAATATAATCTTAGGGCAATTAGAAACAAGCTCGATATCGGCTTTCCATATATGTTTACGACCAGCAATTTCTATCAAAAGATCTGCTCCAAAACCTCTCCTAAAATGCCTCCATACTTCCTTCGACATAATTATCCTCTTAACCAAACGGCCTTCTCCCTCAACAACCCTAAACGCCTCATCAACAAAATTAAGCATATCTTTAGGGTGAGTTTCTAAGACAGCATTATCGTCAAAAATAGCAAATGCCTTCTTAAGCTTTTTCATTAGTGCAACTCTCCTGACTTAATTCTTCACATCATACCTATATATCAACGCTAATCACTTTTCAACATTATTTTTGGACATAAAAAAAGGGTAGACCGAAGCCAACCCTGTAAAATACTAAACAGGTTGTTGAACTTCATCAGGATATGTGTGATCGTTGATGATTTGCATATACTTAGTTCTTGTTCCAAAAGCTCTGTTTCTACTAGCTCCCTGCTGTAATAACCTATGAACATAACTGTTTAAATAATTTATAGATTGCTGTCTTGTAGGATAAAAATCTGTTAATAAACCTTTTAATCCCCCTTTTTCTTCCCAGTCTATAATTTTAGCTAAACTTATATCTTCTTTAGTCGCATCGGTAGCAACCTGCTCTTCGAAACTTCTAACAGGTCTGCCTGTTTTATGAAACCAATACCCCATTTGACTGCCAGATAATCCGAACTTATAACCTATCCATATAAGAGATCTACCTTCTCCCTTCGGAGGCAAAGCATACCAATCATCTATCTGTTTAATCTGTTCTTCTGTAGGATCGAATCTAACCCAATCTCCCCTTAATCTCTTATAAACGCCTTTGCGTGTTAAAAAATCAACAATACTAGCTATAGGTCTATTTAATTTTTTAGATATTTCAGTAGGTCTTAATTCTTCTTTAATATGTAATCTTATTATTTCATCTCCTTCTTCTGGAGATATAGGAACACCAGGGCTATAATTCCTAGATTTAGTCTCGAGATCAAACATTTTTTTAATTTTTCTAGGATCAATTTTTAACTTCCTTGAAATCTCAGTTAGGAGCATCCCTTGATCCATCATCTCTTGAGCTTTTTGTTTGACCTTATTAAAATCTCTAAAAACATTTAATCTATTCAACATTTTTATCATTAATTGAGGACCAACTTCAAACAACTCTGCTATTTGCTTTTTAGAATATCCTTCATTTAACATATTTTGAATTTCTTCTTTATTGGCTTCAACTTCTTCCCACTTACTAGATTTTTGAGGATTAAATAATTTTAACTGATCTTCTACTGTCCTTATGTTCCTTCCAGTTTCATTAAAAAATCTCTTTAAAGATTCTTTAGCCGACCCAATACGATTAGCCACTTCATGCATTGGCAAACCCAATCCCTCTGGAGGTTGTTTATATAAATAATCTATTTTTTTGATTGTTTCTTCGTCATATGTTCGTTTATTAGTATCTGATATATTTCTGTAATATTCTGATAGCCCTAATCTTTCTAATGCCTTTTGCACTCTTTTAAGACCAAATCCATGTCTCCTTCTTATCTCTCTGGCAGACACTCCCTCGCCTCGAGGAGGTAATAGATAAAGATTAACTATCTTCTCATCTTCTTCTTTCCACTTTAACTCTTTTTCTTTCCTTCTTAGCTCTAAATCTACCCATTTATACTTTGCATTCAATTGGCGTATAGAGTTCTCAGATGCTCCAAACAGCTTTGCTATCCTTTCAAAACTCATTCCTTCTTCTACTAATTTCTTCACTTTCTCTAATTCTTCTGTTGTCCATCCTCTTTTTGCAGAACTTCTAGGCATTGCTATCTTTAATTGTCTCTTATACCAATTCATATTAAACAGTTACTCCCTGCTGAACTTCATCAGGATAGGTGTGATTGTTGATGATCTGCATGTATTTGTTATATGTGTTAAAAGCTTTTCTATTGTTGGTTTTATTGATATTTGATACCAGATTATTCAAAAAAGATATTGCCTCTTCTTTTGAAATAGAAGTGAGATATCCCTCTAGTCTACCATGATCTTCCCACCATTCTTTTGCAGATATTGAACGCTGCTCCATTACATACTTGTCATTAGGAAGTCTATAAAATTCTGATTTATTTAAAAACTTTAAAGCTGAAACGATATCGCTATTACTTAGTCCATATTCTTTTCTCAATTGATATCCTGATATCCCTTTGCCCTCTGGCGGCAATAGGTAAAGACTCGCTATCCGCCTATATTTTTTTATTAATTCTTCCTTTTTATTTAACCATTGATATTTCTTATTTAACCCTTCTATCGACCTAGGGCTAACTTTAAACATCTCCCCTACATATCTATACGATTTTCCTTTTTGTATTAATTTTTTTATTTCTTCCAACTCTTCAGCAGACCATTCTCTTCTTGGACCACCAGATATCTTTAATTGTCTATTATACCAATTCATAATTAAGCCCGAGTCCTATATTTTGCATTCACAGCATCCCTTATCGGTTGTTGTCTTTCAGGAGGAAATGTGCTTACCCACTCCTCAAAACCTCCTGGATATTGACTCCATCTCTCTTCCATTCTTTCTTTACTATCAATAGCTAATTGAGGATTATCTTGATGAACTTTTTTACCCTGCTCAGATCTCTGTCTATGCAAATCAGGATCATCTATATATCTTTGCTTCTGCATATCAGACATCCTTTCTCTATAAGCGGGATCAGAAGCCTTCTCTGTTTCAATTTCTGATAATCTCTTTTTATTTTCTGGAGAATCATACCACTCCCTATCTCTATACTGATCAGATAAGCCAAATCTTTTTAATGCCCTCTTAATACTTGTTATAGGTATACCGTATTGTTTTGTGATTTGTTTTGTGCTTAACCCTTCTCCATCTGGAGGCAACAAATAAAAACCAATTATCCGTTTGTCTTTTTCTATTTTTCTTGCTTCAAGGTCTACTAGTCCATGCTCTTTATTTAATCTCAATATAGTATAATTGCTCATACCAAAAAGACTTCCTATTTCTTCGAATGAATGCCCTTCTTCTATTAATTCTTTAATAGTTTGAATCTCATCCTTAGACCATTCTCTCTTTTTATATCGTTGTGATTTCTTATACCAATTCATAACTATACATTATAAGATTAATATAATTCTCCTGCTTTTATTAACTCTTCTGCTCTCTTTATATGTTTCGGCAAAAACCTAGGACGACCCTTCTTGCTTAATCGATATGTCTCGATCTTACCAATCTTCACAAGATGTGATAGTCTGTTGTAACTAACATCTAAGATGCCTGCTACTTCACTCATCCTCTTACTCTCAAATCTCCAAATAGGAAGATCAAATTTATAATCGTAACATTTGACTGGGGAGGTACGGCCGATGTATTGGAAAAAGTAGGGAATGCCACGAGCTTTGATCTGAACTCTATTCTCATTATTTCTATGGCACACAATGCCAATATCATTTAATTTCTTAACAAGAAGCTCTACACCTTCTCTTGCAAATCCATCTGTTGATAATCTAAGCATAATCCTAGAATCATCCTCAGGATGGACTACAGAGCCATCTCCAAGATACCACATCATAACTGAGGTAGGAGATATAACAACGTCTTTAGGAACCTGCTTAACTGTTTTGCCATCTGTTTCTGGATACCAACGAAGACGTTGTTTATATGCTTCTTTAGAATAATTTGTTCTACCCACCCACTGATAGCCTTGCTTCATATGATGATCTTTATACTTCTTAATAAAAGTGTCATTAAAGAATCCTATCAAATATCTACAAAATTCTTCATGCTCTAGCCCACATGATAATCTTGCCTTTTTACTCTTCATCCTGCGATCTATAACTACTGATCCATCGCCAAGAAGAAAACCATCTATATATTCTTTCTTTATCATTTTATCTCCAAAATTTAATAACTATTATATAGTTATTCATATCTTACCATAATCCTTTATTTACTTTCACTTTTCAATAGTTATTTTTGGACATAAAAAAAGGGCAGAACCGAAGTTCTACCCTTGTTTTTTCTAACAACTACGATTAAGATACAGTCGCGTCTGTCATAGTGATTTTTGCAATTGCATAATCATTTATAACAACGATTCCAACTTCCTCGTATATGACCCAGCCAAGGCGTAATTTCTTTGGATCGTCAGCAGGCAGAACTGTAATGTCCTGTCTGATTGGGAATGCTCCAACGGTTTCAGGACTAGCAACTACAAGAACAGTTGCACTATCCATTCTGCTTGAAACGTGAATATCAGCAGTCCACAGATGGCCGTAAAGACCAGTTGTGATAATTTCTCTCTGAGTTGCCTCATCGTAGAAATCCTTACCGAATGTTCTGATTGAAGCATACTGGAAAGCATGTGTAACGATCTTAGCTGCTACAAGGTCATGCTGTTCGATCTGCTTAAACGCTTCATTCAACGCAGGAATCGTAAGAGTTCCATAGTTTGTTATTTGCTGAGCTGCTGGAACAGCAGTAAGCAATGCGTTAAATATGTTACTATCTTCTTCCTTCTGGATTGCTTCTTTAGCCTTGATCTGTGCTCTGTCTACGATGTAGAACCTACGAGCTTTGATCTCACTAAGTCTAACTGTTGGGTTCGCTGCAATTTCGAATGTAGGAACCAACACTTCTTCTCCTTCTTGAATCTGGTCAGGCACAGCACCTCTACGAGATACAACCCAAGCGATCGCTGCAACGTCACGTTCGTAACGAGCTAGAGCGCCCTGTGGAAGTTCGTCAACCATTAGAAGTTTTCTACCGACAGCTTGATACTCAAGTGCCCTTCTAATAGGTTCTACCATTGCCTGTGCAAGGGCTGTTCTACCTTCGTCAGTCTCTAGAGCCTGAGCGATAACCATTTCTTTTTCTTGGTCAGTTAAACCATTTTTATCAAAAGCCATTTTAATTCTCCTTATATTTTTATTTTTAGGTATTACTTAGAATCCTAAAATATAAATTAACATTAACACTATTTCTTTTACTACTTTGCTACTTTTTGTTCTAATTATATCTTTAGAACGATTGGGAAGTAATCACCTAATGTCATACTACCATTTGTTGTGTCTGTTCCAGGAACTCCACTATCATATCCCTGAACTGCTCCAACTGCGAGACCAACGATCTGATTTGCTGCTGCTGCCTGAACCAACCATGCTCCATCAGTTGGGCCAGCGCCAAACAAGTTACCTGCTGCTGGTGTTGCTGAAGTTGCATCAAGAAGATCTGAACTAATCCAGAATTTTCCACCACCGTTATAAACAGTGACTTTTTGTGAAGCTGTTGTTTCGTCATAGAAGTCAGAGACTCTATTTTCTGTCCAACGTGTTCCTGCACCATTTGCACCGATTGTTACCTGTGCAGAATAAGCAGTTGTTTGACCTTCTGCATTAAGAGCTGAGTCACCTGCGATACCGAGGTTATCAACAGCGGTAGCACCTGTACCAGCCTGAGGAATAACAGAAGCATTTGCATCAAGTTCCACGATCATACCAGCTGAGAAAGCTGTTGCACCTACTGCATACATATCTGCCACTACATGATATTCTACTATAAGAGCCATTTTGTCTCTCCTTTAAATTAAATTACCTTCTTTACTTATTGTAAGTTTTTCTAAGCTGAGTCATTTCATTACTATCAGCATCAACATTCTGTCTCTCAAGAGTGAATAATGACGATAGTTTTGTGCTGAGATCATCTTTAGCATTTCTTACGCTGCTAGCCTCATTTATTTGTATGGTTTGAGACATACCATCTGAAACAGTGTTAAGTCCTTTTTGAGCAAAGATAGCTTTTTCGATATCTCTAATCTGTGCTGCCTTATAAGCTTTTAGTTCGCTAATCTTAGATGGCATATCTCCTGCTTCAATATGACTTGCTTGAAGCATTCTTGATGCTACCCTAATAGCCTCGGACTCCGAATCGCTATTCGCGATTACTGTACCTTTATCTTTTGTTGTTTTTTCACTATCTAATTCTTCCTGACCCTGTTGAGCATTGCCTGTAAACACTTCAGGATGATCCTTTGGAGAATCAGGTTTTGTTCCCAATGTTTCGCTTTCGTGTCCCATCATTCCTGAGTCACTTTTAACATCTGACTCATTAATTTCTGCTGCATCGAACTTCTCTTCTTTACCGATAGTTCCACCATCTGAGAAAGGCTTAATATCAGGATCGTCTGCTACTGGCTCTTTTGGAGCAAGTTTCTTAGCAATTCTATCTGCAAGGCTTGAGATACCAGCCTTTGAATTTCCAAATCCCTTCATATGGAAAAGATCTTCATCTATAGAAGCAAGTTCTGTTTTTCCTTGACCCTTATCACCACCAGTGTAACTATTATCTCCACCGCTTAGACCTGCTTCATCTTCATGCCCCATTGTTGCATTTTCAGAAGGAATAACTGGTTGAGGTTTATCTTGTGGATTCAAGTCAGCATCTTCATTGCCCATAAGAGCTTTATCTCTTGGAACTGAAGGCTTCTGAGGAGTTCTAATTGTATCAGACTCATGACCCATTTGGCTTCCACCTTCACCTGCTGTATAGGTTCCGATATCGCTTGAGTCCTGAGCTTTAGACTGAGAAATTTCTTTTTCCCCAGCAGTTTTATTTATAGCCGCTATTACACCTGAAAGATCCATTTGTGTTTTGCCAACCTTTCCAACATTATTTTCCATTACAGTTTCCGCTGTCATTGGGTTCCCACCTACAGGTTGCCCATTAACTGTAATACTATTCTGAGGTTGTCCCAAATTTCCTTTATTATTCTGAACATTTTGTGAAAATTCTGAAACGCCTGGTGTTACATCTTTCATTTCTCCACCCATTCCTTGGTCTGGAGTCGATCCATCTGCACCAACTTCTCCACCCATTCCTGGGTCTTCAGCAGGTTTCATTTCTCCACCCATTGGGTTTGCAGTTGCTGGCATTGCCATGTCTTTTGTCTCGTCTAGGTCGCCTGGGCCGATAGCTTCTTCGACAGGAGCTTCACCAAGATCTCCACCAAGATCATCACCTAATGGATCTTCAGTTATATCAGCTTCACCATTCATATCTAAATCATCGTGGTGATCTTCTTCTGCTGGATTCTCACCCAAAGCAACATCAAGCTGAGCATCTAACTGCTCTACAACTTCCATAGGAAGTTCAAGAGTAACTGTTCCACCACCGATGTCATCACCCATATCTCCTTCGAATGGATCAACTTCTTCTACTACAGGAACATCTGGATCATTATCAGGAGTGCCATCAAACTCTTCTTCTCCTGCTAATCCATCTGCTAAGAAATCTTCACCTTCTGCTATAGCTACCTTAAGAGTAGAGCAAACTTCTGCTGCTTGTCTTAAGCTATATCCTGAACGGATCTGATGGGTAATACACTCTTCGTCTCCATCACAATCACTCCAGTTGTCAGCTAATCTAGTAGCGATCTTTGTTGTATAAACGTCTGCCTTCTTAAGTCTATTGCATACTGATGCTGCAAGAGGCTTGCCCTCATCTGGACCACTCAAGCACAAAGCATTTTCACCAAAACGTCTTGCAAGTTTTTCAATACAAGATTCGATTGGGAAGCTCTTGCCGTATCCACCGTATGCCAATTTATAATCTGCAATAACTGATCCTTCTTTGCTTGCTGTTTTGATAGTCTGCAAAGAACCAGATTGTTTAAGCTTAATAATTGTTTCAACTTGATCTTTAAGTTCCATCTTATCAAAGCTCGCTGATGTCAAGTTAACACTTGAAAGAGCTTTAACGAATTTTGCTTTTGCTCTGTCACAAGATGGGCAGATTGCTGATGCAGTTCTTGGAACCCATTCCCACTGACCATATACTTGCTTGCCGTCTTTAGATGTCATGAAGGCAACTTTATACTTTGTTCCTGTATCCAAGCAGATGTGATTGCCATCTCCAAGGTCTACAGTATTAGATGAACCTGTTGCAGGACTATATGAACCAACTTTAAGTTTTGCTGCTGCTACCTTTTTAACTGCTTCAGGCTTAATTTTTATAGTCGTTGCAAATTTAACTTCTCTATTATTAGTAACGGAAGCGGCTGCTGGCATTTCGCCCATTTCCATTTCCATACCACCTGGAGCTGCTCCAAGTTCTTCTTCTCCACCTGGCATTTCAAAACCTTCTCCTTCAAAACCTTCTTCGATATCTTCATCTCCACCGTCTTCGTCAGGAGTAACACCTTGCCACTTAGTAACGTTAACTTCTACCTTATAAGTCATCTCTGAACCACAATTGCCACATTGACCCTTGCCATCAAGAACATTAACATCATCACTACCACAAACTGGGCAAATAGATCCTGGAGGGAGTGGCTCAAGATTATCTTCGAGTCCGCCTTCTTCCTCACCCATTCCTGCCTCATCTGTAAAGTTCTCCATTGGAGGAGCGCCGATACCTGGAGTTCCTGGCATTCCTGCACCAGCACCAGGAGCCTGAGCCGCACCAGCTTGACCACCCATTTCACCACCCATCATCTGAGCAGTCTTTTTAATTTCTTTTTTAGCTGCTGCCATTACATTGCCTTGTTGCATTCCACCTTGTTCTGCACCTGGCATTCTAGCATCTTTAGTCTCTTCTTCCAAACCATCTTCTTCCAAACCATCTTCTTCGAATGGACATCCAACCTCATCGCCATTAATATCAGCATCTATATCTTCAACTGGGCCTTCAATAACATCACCGATGTCATCAGGAACGATTTCTTCCTCAGCACCATCTTGGATATCTATAATTAACTCTCCACTATCTCCAACTTCAATTTTGATAACTGCTGCTGCTACTGATTCATCATCTATCATTTCCTGAGCAAATTTCTTTACGCCAGCAACGAATGCAACCTTATCAGTAATAGGAGCGCCAATATCTTCCATCGTTGCTCTTAGTTGATATTTACCATCTTTAGGTTTATCAAGTTCTTTAATAGCAGAATCAAATGCAGATGACTTAGTAACAACATTATCATCTGATACTTTATTCATTTTACTTGCTACTATTGAATTGACCTTTACCATCTGAGTTTCGCTATTGATGACATGAGCAATAGTATCAAGAACATCTTCTGCTCTCATTCCGAACTGGCCATGTGAAGCTGCTGTCAAAATTAAAGCATCAACAGTTGACAAACCATTTTGTGAAGCTGTTTTTGCAAAATACGAAGCATTAGAAGCAACTGTCTGTCTACTATCCTTTTTATGAGGAAGAGAATTAAGAACAGACAAGAAAGATACTTTAGACTTCATAGCCTGATCATCAGAGATAATAGAAGCTATTTTTTTAATCTCTAATGGAGATTTGCGATATGTAGAAATCATATCTGCTATAACAAGAGAAGCAGTTTTAACTAGTGATACAGAATAACTTTTGTTAGCCCATCTCTTCAAGCCATCAGTCATATCTATACTTCTCAACTGATCCTCAGTGATAGTCTCAACATTACCTATATACTTATGATTGCTAAGAAGTTCTCTAATCTGAGCCTGAGTAATAGATTCAGTATAGTCATCTGGAAGTTCACCAGCAACATCTCTACTAAAATCGTCCCACTGTTTCTCAGTAATGACATCTGGATATTCATTAAAGTGAATAACAGATTCACCTAAAGCACTTTTAGTCTTTAGTTGATCTTCTGTAGTAGTTTCATAAGTTCCACCACGAATTTGTGGGCTACTTGATGTGGTATCGTTGCTTCGCTCTGATCCACCAATCTGCTCTTTACTCTCTGTGATACCTTCATAAACTTCGCCTGTTCTTGGATGAAGAGACTCTTCTTCCTTCATAAGCTGTTTTTCGGTAATCAGTTCAAGATTATCAGTGCTAGCCGCCACTTTTGTATTTTTCTTGTCAGTAGCCATTTCTGCTCCTATATTTAATTTGGAATTAATATTTTTATTCAATTCACGTAGACTCTCTTCCAGAGAGGTTACTTTATTTATTAGATTTCCACTTATTTTAGAAAATTCCTCTATTTTTCTTGAAGAATTTTTAGGCAAAGTGATATTTCCTAATCCTCCCAGATCAGAAGTTTGACTTCCACCTGGCTGAGGAGGTGCTTGTTGAGCTGCCATCTGCTCTGGTGGCATAGCTGCTTGAGGTTGTTCTGCTACTAATGGAGGACTATCATCTGCTCCCATCACAGGAGGAGAAGGCAAAGCCCCATATCCCATCTCTATCAACTCATCATAGAACTCCTGAATATCCGACATAGCCTTAACAATTTGGCTAACGTATTCCATTGAGATGTTTTCCTTCTGTTTCAACATGCTCTTAGTCACCTTCTCAAGTTCGTCCATGCTATTCTTAATAGACTGAAGTTCATTCATTCCACCAAGTCTAGTAATAAACCCTTCAAGTGCTGAGTCTCCCTCTTTAAGGTGAGCCTCTTTAACGAGGTTAGAAACTGTATTCTGGAAAGATGCTACTTTGCTCTCTACTGTAGGGGCATGTAGGATACATCTAACTCCACAATCATGACATGCAGGATTAACTACAAAACTATTCTCAATAAACTTAAGACCATAGTTGTGTTCAAAGATTGCCTGCTCTGAGTGTTTAAGAGTTTTAGCATCATCTGATGTGCTATGACAAACAGGACATTTATCCTGTTTATCTGTTGGACTATTATGATAAGAACACTTGAGATCTCCTGTATACTTTCTGTTCTTTCTATTTGCTACGTGAGAACAATAATCATCTGCTGTATGTGCATTGTTATGACATACAGAGCAAATAGAATTTTCTACAGAGCATCCCATTGATGTGTTAGACACTGCTATATGATTCACGCAATAAGTGTGATCATCCTCAACCTCTATGTCATAAACTATTCCATCATAATTTATTTCTTTAATTTCCTTCACTCTTCTAAGAGTATAATCTTCCAAACTGTGCCATGACGCTGCTTTCGCCTTTGCCTTTTCTGCTTTTTTGTATATTAATCTATCCCAAAATAAATCGGGAACAGTGGTCTTGCCAAAAGTAACCTCATGAACAGGCTTATATCCCCATCTCCCATTATCTTCTGTAATCACCTTATAATTCGTTCTTACCCCTATTTTTTCAAACAATAATCTAAGCTGGCTTGTTAAATTAGAAGAAACTATTCCAAATCCATAATATTTTTCTTTAACTTTATACCCATCTCCCTCAATAAAACCTGCCAATAACGAAGAAGTTTTTTCTTTACCTAACTTCATTAATTTTTCATTTAAAATCTTCCCATCGCTATATTCTCCACATCTATCATAAAACCAATCAGCGATATCTTTCCCATATAAATTAACTCTTGTTTGAGATGCTCCAGGATAATAATTAGTTGTAGGGCCATTTCTATGAGTAGCAAATGCTTTTTTTAATTTTTCTTCACATTGAAATGCTAAAGTATCTCTTTCTGTATGAGCAAAATTAAATATGGCAGAATGTCTAATTCCTTTTCTTTTTTCAAAACTTCCTTCAGCCAAAAACAAACCAATTAAAAAAGCCTCATTTTCTGTAACATAATCATCGCAACTCTCATCAACAAATTTTGGCTCAACTAAAAAATCACCATCTTCTAGTTCGCAAGCTTTTATCTTTTGAATATACTCATGGTTAAATTCTTCAGACTCTCCCCTTAAGTTATGACCTGTTCTAAATTTTCTATTAAAAGTTTTTGACGTTATTCTCTTATCTTTTTTGAGAACTAATTCTTCTTCACACCCACATGCACACAGCTCTGGTAATCTATAAACCATAAGATTATGATGAGAAGTGCAAACTAATGGCTGTTTATTTCCTTCTAATTGAATAGAAACAATAGGATAGTTATATCCTCTTTGCCTTATTCCTAAAACTTTCTTAATATTTCCCTTTCCAGAGATAACCTCATCACCGTCTTCAATGTCACAAATACTTTTTTCTGTTCCATCGGACATGAGAACTGGAGCATCTGGGGGAAAACAGCCTGTTATATATCCTTCTTCTATACCTCTTGCAAGACGAGGATAAGCAATCTTATCAACTCTTCCTATAATATAGATACCACCTTCTTCTTGATCGTACCAAGAGTGAACGCATTCTCCTCTTGCTTTTTCTACATCATCATTTTGGTGATTAGTAAAGAGTGGAACACCAACGAATGAAGGAGCTGCTGTTTTAAGTTCTGCTTCGCAGAAAGCGTCTCCATTATCATTAGGTTCATCTTTTTTAATCGCAAAAACTTTAATGTAAAGATGATCTGGGTGATCAGTAGTTGCTTGTTTAAGATCAAAACCATTCAAATCTTCTCCTTCTACAGTAGTAGAGGCAGTTTTAATTTGATTAGGAAGATCATAGATATCCCAACCTTCTCCTTTTGGTTTATTCAAAGCAGTTACTTTACACTTATGTGAAAATGTTGCTCTTTTATACATTGCCATTATATTATTTCCTTATTAGCAGACTCATTTCTAAATTCTATTTCTTTCAACTGTTTTATTTTTTCTATAATTTTTCCAATAACTATTTTTTGAGAAGATTCTTCCAATTCAGTGCCTTCGTAGAGAAAATTAAGCCACCTTTTGGCTCTATTTTCTATCTCTATATCAGACATATTATTAGAACTTTTATTGTTTTCAAATAATATCATTTCCGCTGCACTCTCTACAACCTTGTTCTGCCTTCTTCATTCTTTTTTTATAATTTGCTGTTCTTATAATTTTCATAATAATTCCTTATTAAAATTCTCTACCCTGTTCTCTCATCTTTTGTTCCCATGCTTCTTCTTGCTGATATTCGTTCTGGTCTTCTAGAACTTGTATTTGTTCAGGTGTAGCATTTTGTTCAATCCAATCCCAATTCATTTCAAGAACTTTTCCTGTTGAATCACAAGATTCACATGGTCTATCCATTGCTCCACCCATATAAGAACTCCACTCTGTTCCTCCCTGCTGATCATCTTCCATCATCATCTCTGCCCTAGCCTCATCACTAATTTCCCCTAGATGAGCGCTGCTTCCTCCCGTTCCACGGCATTGATCGCATATTTCCCAGCTTGCTGGTACTTTATCATTAGTTCCAAGATCCTCATTCCAAGGAGCAGGCATATTCACAGCCGCTGTTTTTATTCTTTTTTTATAATTTGCTGTTTTAAGAATTTTCATTATATTTCCTTATTAATATATAGGATTATCATCTTCCAACCCCATAGGAGTATCTGGGAATCCATAATCTGCACGATAAGTTCCCTCATCATATTTCATATCACTATCTGTATGTGCTATCTCATTAGTAGTTAATTGAGCCAGTTTTTGTTTTATTTCTTTCAACTGACTAATTTCTCTATCTCCCATAGTTTCAGGATAATTGACTTTTCTATTAATAAGATCTTCTAACTCTGACAGAGCTAATTGTATATTCTCCTCAGGAACTTCCATATTCCCTGAAAGCCAACTAGACCCAACACTATATAGTCCTGAACTCTGACCACCATGCCAGTCTAACAGGTCATTAGCTAAATCCATTTTTGCTCTTTGAGACCAGTTCTCATCATAATTTGCTGTTCTTATAATTTTCATAATAATTCCTTATTAGATATATCTATTAATAATCATCGTCCCAACGTTCGCCTGCATAGCCTGGATCAAAATCACTAGGAGCAAATGAAGACATAGGATCAGCTTTCAATTTATGAGTTCCTACTTCTGCATTTGGATATTTTATTTTTGCCTCTTCTATAGAATTTACAGAATCTATAAACATATTATCCATAAGACCAAAGCGGACTGACCCGCTATCATTATTTTCCTTATAGTTATACACGTTAACAGAACCATCTGACGGATCTTGAACAAGATAAATATAATCTTGGGAAGCCATCTTCTCATAATTTGCTGTTCTTATAATTTTCATTATCTATCTCCAAGTTCTGGATAATTCTGATATTCTCCTGAATCCATAAATGCCTTACCTGCTCTTTGCTCGTCACCTTCGCTCTCAATACATTCATTACACATTTCATTATTTTGACTAAACTCTTCCCAATGTTTTGTTTGACCACAAATATTACATTTCAGATAATCATTAGGATCAGTATGCAGACTTGGCATTTTTTGTATCTTTTCGTTTTGCTGTATAATAGATATCCCTCTGTTCTCTAGTTCTCTTCTATAGACAGATGCCTGATCATAATACTTTCCTTCATTAACACTAGTCTGAGATGCTTCAATAGCATCTTTCAAAGCTCCAAATAAAGACTCTGTTTCCATGCCTTTTGCTTTCTCTCTTTCTTTTCCAAAATCAACTTTATATGGATCATATCCTTCGAAAGTGTTTGCATATCTTTTAGTCTTTATAATTTTCATTTATATTTTTTCCCCACAAGAAGGACAGAAACTTGATCTCTTAGTAAGACAAGTTCCGCATGAACTGCAACAAATCTTACTATCTTCTTTCTTCTTAGGTTCTTCGATTTGATCTTTTCTTACACCAAACGTATATTTTTCATTATCTTTTTGACCGCATTTAAGCATTATATCTATACTCCTTGTGAATAATAACTTTTTAACTCTTCGACTTGAATAGGCTGTAAATCAGGATAAACAGCTCTAACAGCCATTCCTACATCCATCCCTTGGGCAATAAGCTCTCTAACTTTAGAATCGTTAGTCTGCTCCCCATCACCCATACCCATCTGTGACTCTTTATAATTTTTTGTTTTTATAATCTTCATAGTTATTCTTTCATTTCTAAATTAATAAAAAAAATCCTCTATATTTTAAAGTAAAGGTTTTTTTGCTTGGATAATAATTTTATTACTACTACCCTTAACGTGACGGGGAATCTCTATTGGAGCTAAATGTTGATCTACTGTGTAGTTGGGCGCACCCTTAGGAAATGGTATAGCCCATTTGTCTGAGGCATGGCTAAGTGCTGCCACTGAACTAGTGAAGTACTCACCAGCAGGAGCATAAATCTTAGCTTTAGGATCGTCAGGCAATTTTTTAATGCCTGCAAAGAATTTCTTCTTACCCTCTTTGGTTAAAGATGGACCCATAATAATAAAATAATCTGAGTCAGTCGTATAGTCATGACCTTCCCATCTTATATAAGCTAATGGACCTATCTGTTTATCAAATCTCTTTTTTAATCTTTGAGATCTTTCATGATAAAACTCTTTCCATTCTATCCCTCTGTCTTTTATCCTCTGTCTGCCAGAAAACTTATGTAGTTTCTCCATTATTAATATTCCCTATATAAAGAATTTGTCCGTATGGAAGAGATTCTCTACTGCATCCTATCTTTCCTTTGGAAAGACAATATTCATACAAGGGGTTCATCCATGCTTCATCTGTTGAAGCTGTTTTAATCAGCTCCTTACTTTCTGCTGCTTTTTTACTTTTGCTTGCATCTGCTATATGTTTAATAATTGTATCTCTAACGGCATCAATATTTTCATTAACCGAATCTTCATTAAATCTTAGCACTCTCCACCCAACATTTGCTAATTTTTGATCTCTTTGTAAATCTCTTTGTTTAAAATCTTCTCTTTCATGCCAAATCGCACCGTCAACTTCTATACCTACTCCGATCTTAGGATAAGCAAAATCTATTGCATAAGGTCTTGCTTCTCCTGGCACTTTAACTTGATATTGTGCAAATAAATCCTGAGGAGTATCCATTGCAGAAAGAGTTCTAAACATTTTCTGTTCTAACTTTGTCAGCTTAATCATCTGAGGAGGTGGTGCTTGCTCTTCCTCTTCTTGTTGTTTATTCTTAGAACCTCTCTTACCTATAATAGGCATTTCTCCTGAAGCTGCTGCCCCCATACCTCCTGGAGCGCCTCCCATTGGAGCACCTCCCATACCTCCTCCCATATCTCCGCCTGGCATACCGCCCATCTCAGCGCCTGGAGCACCCTCCATGCCTGGCATACCTCCCATATCTCCACCCATTGGGCCACCTCCCATTGGAGCGCCACCCATAGCATCTCCACCACCATCCATGCCAGCTACTTGACCATTAGCTTGAGCCATTAACTGCTCTTCTCTAATCTTCTCAACTTCTGAATCATAATCAAGATCCATCTCTTCAAGAACAGTTTGTGCAGATACCATTCCTTTATCATACATCTGCATTAATGTTTGTATTCTATTAGTCTTATCTCTAAGCTGCAAATCATTCCATGTAAGCTTTGGATATAAATAAACTGTCTCATTAATATACTGAGACTCTTCTTCATCTATAAATCCCTGCATCATTGCAACAGGTTCAAATATATTCTTTTCTACCCAAGATTTTAACTTATTTCTCCAGTTATCCAACCTTCTAATAAGAACTTCGATACCAACCTGTGCACTGGTGTTGCCCTGGATAGTGACTACTCCATTTCTCATAGTTACGAACTTTTCATAAGGAACAGAAAAGCAATAAATCTTGCCATTATAAGGAACTCTTGTTATTTCTTTTCCTGCATATTTTTCAGATTTAGAATGAAGAGTAGGGGTTCTCCCCTTAAATCCCTTTGAAATGTAAACAACATATTGTTGATGATTAGTTTTATACTGATGCCCTGTTTTATTGAAATATTTTTTACTATTATTCTTCTTTGATACTTTTCTTATTTTAGTTATATAGCCACACTTGAACGCTATTTCTGCAAAATCATTAGCGAGTTGTTCGCTTGAGGTATAATATGATGTTCCACTAACTTTTCTATTCTCTCCTATATGGTTATGGATACAACCATCTCCATTTACCATAGCATCTAAAATTATCTCCAAACATTCAGTCGATAGATTTTTAACAAAAGAAGAAAGTTTTTTATTAATAGCCCCAGACCCAAAATTAGTCCTTAAATAATCTGCTAGTTCAGGCTTATAAACATGTATCTCATTATCATTATCGTAATGAGTATCAAACATATCGTCAAATAAACCATCTATATCTTCTCTAGCTTTTCCATTAACACTCTGACCAATCGAAACGGTAGTATATTTCTTAGTTCTATTCTTCCTATTTTCTTTTGAGACCCATCCTTCAGAAACATAATATCCAACTAATTTACAAAAATCATAAACATTATATTGTTTTTCTCCAATTTCAACATACGGGATATATTCTCCCTCATATCCATCTATTGCTCCTATAAACTTGGCTCTTGAACGAACATCTTCTGCTCTTATTATCTCAAACTTATCAGAACCTCTCTTAGCACTCCACATCCTATGATTAGGAGTTACTAAAATATCTATCTTATCAGTATTAAAATGGACCATCTCTCCTTCATAATCATACACTACTTTCTCATAAGGAAGATGATATTCTATTTTTTTAGTGTCAGAATTATAACAAGCAATTTTATCTTTTGTTTCATGAATATCCCAATAATGTTTAAAACCAGAATCAGTAAGAGTAAGAGTATCTTCACTTAGGCAATAGCCAGCCATCTCTCCATTTAGAATAGCTTGGTTAAGCATAAGACCATCTAAGATCTCTTTACCTATCTGTTCTACTTCTTGTGTAATATTATGAATCTTGCCCGATGCTCCAAACCATTCATATTCAAAAGCATGGTGAGTAACAATGGTAAGGTTAGGATCGTTAGCAACTGCTGATAATTGATTTTGAACATCTGTCAAATCAGTATCAGTCGCTGGTCTATCTTTATCACCAACCTTTACAACTCTAACAGGAAGGATTAATCTCTCTGCTACAATCCAGTTAGCTGTCATAATCTTTGTTTTGTATGCCAAGACTGTAAACAATCTCTGAAGCATAGATGTTCCGTATGTTCCATAATCGCTAGCGTTATGTTTTAAATGACTAATGCTTCTATCTGATAATCTAATAGGATTTCCTGATTGAACTGCCGCAATAAGACTAGGTGGCAATTTATCATATATACTTTTAGGTTCTTGTCTCTGAACAACCATTTTTAATTCCTCATCAGGAACCAAATAGTATTCAGGGCATGACGCAATAGGAGCATCTCTAACTTCAAGATAGTCAGGATTCATTAGCTTTATACTTTTGAACGTTCCATCAGGGTGATTACATATCTCACCGTCTTGTGTTCTTCCTGCGCCTCCGCAAGTTGGACATTCTATTTCTGCGAATGGAAAAACATCACCAATAAGAAAATATTCGTGACTGACAGCATTTAATTTTTCTGAAAGATCTAATTTTTCTACTAATCTTTCATAAAATTTCAAAACCTTTTTAGATTTACATTCGAGTTTAAATCCATTCATAGAGAAGTTAGAATAGAAATCCACACCTGCTGCTACTTTAGGTTCATTCATGTAGTAGAACCTAGACCATTGCATGATCTCTCTACGCCTACTTGCTATCTGCCAGTTCTGTGGAGTATGAAGTGGGCTAAAAAACATAGGCTGAGGCATAGCTACACCTGCCGCTGACCCTGCAAATTGTGAATTCTTAGTTATAGGAACGCTTACTGTCATAGAGTGAGCTAACCCACTCTTATGAATTTTTTTAGAATCATCTGGTGCTGAATAGCCTCCCGATGCTGCTATCATTCTCCTCTTATTTTGAGGAGTATTGTCTGCCATAATAAATTTAGCCATTTTTTATCCTTTAAATTATCCATCTATCGCTAGATCACGACAAGATCTCATAATTTCTTCTTTCCTTACATCGGCATTTCTCTTCTTTTTCTCAAATGGGTCTACACACATATTCACATCTACTGAGAACTCGTCCTTAATCGTTTCATCACTATCTTCTGCAATGTCATGATCTTTCTTTTTTTTTCTCTCCGCTAATTTAGAAGCTGCTATAGGACGACCCTTAGTTACCCATTCAGGCGTTTTTGGACCATATCCTTTTGGGCGAACACCTGGAGCATGCACTTTATTTTCATGAAGTTCTCCTTTTTTGACAGGAGTTATAGGTATGCCTTGTGACTCACAATTAGGATTAGAACAAACCATAGCATCTTCAGAGACACAAGTTTCACAGTACGGACATTGAGAAATTTCCTGAGTCGGATCTGAGTCTCCAGGAAATTTCATTGGTTTTAGCCCTTCTAAAGGCTTAAGTTGAGCTATCTTTTTTTTTTACTTGCTTCTTTCCAATTGAATGGTTTTGAAGTATCGTTAGCACCTGCAATGTCGCCTGCTGATCTAGCCGCTTGCATTCTTGATTCTGTGCTGCCGTACTCAGGAAGAACTGGTCTTCTTAGCTGACCTGGCTTTAGTTGCATATTATTAGTCTCTGGGATATTCTTATCAACTTCAAATCTCTTTTGAATATATCCACCAACCCAATCTCCTTCTTTGTTTTTATAAGGACGTGAATATTTATCCATAACATTTTCACGCCAGATAGTTTCATAATCAATATTCCACACATCATCAACAACAAGACCAAATCCCTTATTTCTTTCAACTATATGCCAATCCGAAACTGGCTGATGCAAGAAAGGATCTATTCTTGTTTGCCCTGGACCCCATAAGATAGCATTATCCATAGTTTTGTGCTGTGCTGTCTTTGTGAGATTAAAAGCTTTTTTCTTATCTTTATTAGCAGTTTTTTGAGCTAACTTCTTAATTATCTCATTAACTGAACCTATATGTTCGTATGGGGCTTTAATAGTCATACTTTCCTCATTCCCGTAAATTAATTTATAAATAATATCTGCTTCATCTAAACGCTGCTCGTCTCCCTTTGTTTCCAAACCTTGAAAATAACTTTTCAAAGCTGATTGTGCAGAATCTGATTCTTTAGGATTTTCTGCCATAATCTCATTCCATGCAATTTGAAAAGCATTCTTAGAAGTAGATAATTGTAACAACATATTATTTAAATCTGAATGCGTTTGAAACTTTCTATTAGGCTCTAAATCCTGCTCCATATCATTTTGCAATTCCATCATATCTGGAGCAAATCCTCCTTGAGCTTTTTTCAAATTAAAAGGCTTTTTCACACTTGCATTAACTCCTATAACGCTACTCATCTGCTGCTTAGCGTCATCGATTTGCACAGCATCTTGGGGAAGCTCTTCTACTACTTCTGGATTGGACATTCTTTCATATTCCATTTGGATATCTTCAGGAGACATGTCTCTAAACATATCAGCCATAGAATCCATGGCAGGATCATTTGCATAAACACTATTCCACAAATAATGAGATGCCACAGGATTATATCCCATTGGAACGTCAGTCATCATTTGCTGAAATGGATCTGCATTATATGATTTTTTCAAATTAAAAGGCTTTCCCATTAATTACTCCGAACCAGTAAAAAATCCATCGAACAATTTCTTTGTAATACCTTTAGAAGAAACAACTTTTCCACCATTTCTCCAAGACTCATCTTTCTGACTCTTTTTATCTTTTATATCTGATGAAACTTTTTCTCCATCAGTTTGATCTTTAACTCTCATAAAATCTTTATTGTCAAATATGCTCATATTTTTTTCTGACTCTTTGTAGTTTGTTCCACTCAAAGTGCCAGTAGGAGTAACTGTTGAAGCTTTGCTTAACAATGTAGACTTTAGAGTTTCTGCCAAATCGCTTACTCTCTTATTCTCTGCATCTCTTTTATTAGAAGCTATATTTGCTTTTTCTTGGATAGTCTTAGATTTATTATCCATTGTTCCACTTGCTTTAGCATTCTTGTTAGCATCCCAAATAGTGTTAGCACTATCACACTTAGTAAATGTGCTAGGTCCGCCCATATCTGTAATATCTCCAGTTCTAGCTGATGATATATGTTTGCTTGTCATAACTTGCTGTGCATTTGAATCAAATTTATTAGATAACTTTTTAGCCTTCTGTTCTTCAGATAATTGATTCATAGTCTTCTTAGGAGCATCTTTTTGCCCTGCAACTTTTTCAGAAGATTCTTTATTGTCCAAAAAGTTAATTTTATGTTGATCTGACATTCTTTGGATCATTATTTATCTCCAATCTTATTTAATTTGTTAACTAGTTCATCTTTCTGATACTTGGTCATTTGACCTGTTCCTGCCGCTGATCTCATCGCGTTTTGCTGATCCGACTGGCTTTTTTCTGGCTTACCATAAACCGAATCAAGATTATCATTTGATACCGCTTCTTCAGGATCTGATAAATCAGCAGAAGTAAACTTAATAGTCCACTTCCCATCTGATCGTTCCGCACCGTTAAAATTTAATCCAAACATCTGGTTAACTTCGTGCGATATTTGTTTTAGCTCTTCGTTCTCTATAGTATCAGTATATCCTTTTGCATCAGGATACTTTTTATCAGGAATCACTACTTGAATATCTTTAACGCCCTCAGGGGATATGGATTCCTTAACGAACTCTGCTTTAAAATCTTGCAGTCTTCGTCCAGGATATCCATAATTCTGAAGTTTTTCATAGACATAAGTAGTAAGCGTCTTTTTACCATTTTCTTTAGGAGCGACTTCCTGATCTTCTCCTGGCTCGATGCTAACATCATCATTAATAGTAGGACTAGCCTCTTCATTAATGTCTTCTTCCATAGCTCCACCTGTTTCTAACGCTCCTTGTTCAGGAGACATTTCAGGGCTTGGCATATTCTCATCGGCAGCACTTTGTCCTCCAAACCCTTCAGATAAAGGATTTGAAAAATTCTGTGCAACCATCACTCGAGTCTTACCTGCTGGGACAATATCCATATCACTAGCTCCATTATTAAAAGTTATCTTTTACTTATCAGAAACAAGAGCGTTTACGTAATCGTCACCAAACAACCCTCTCCAATATTCTGTCAAGAAACTTTTATTCTTTGCATCAAGATTAGCAATCTTTACAAATTCAACTTTTTTAGAAGCTTCTTTTTCTTCTTTATCGTCTTCATCTGCTTTAGCTTCTTTTTCTTCTTTATCATCTTCGTCTACCTTAGCTTCTTTTTCTTCTTTATCATCGGTCTTAGCTTCTTTGTCGTCATCATCTTTGTCATCCTTGTCGTCGCTGTCAGCACTATCACCTTTGCATTTGCATAGGAAATTAGGTTTGCCACAGTCTCCACAATTACCTTTAACGCCAGCTTCTTTTACTTCTTCATCATCTTCATCTTTTTTAGATGTGCAATCTTTGCATTCGCATGCATCCTTTGGACAATTGCAACCTTCGCATGTTTCGCCAGCTATTTTAACAGAAGCATCTGCTGATCCAGCTTTTTCCTCTTTTGAAGGAACTTTAGGATCATTAGTGAATTTTTCTGAACCTTCTGCCTTAGGCTGTCCAGAATCTTTAGCTTCAGCCTCAGGATCTGTAGTAGATGCTGCTGACTTTTCGCCATCATCCTTCTTAGCACTTGGTCCTGCTTTAGGCATAGTTGTTGATTCACCTTCTTGATGTAGAGGCTCAACATCTAGCTGTCCGCTTGAATCTGCTTCTTCTTGTTCCGCTGTTTTTACGGAAGCCGTTTTTACTCGGTTTTTGTTTTTAAAATCATTAACAAAATCCTCAAAGTTTTTTGGCTTTCCTGTACTAATTCGATTAGTAATAAGCTTCATAGTTTTATTCTCCTTACTATTTATTTAAAATCTATGCTATATTTTATATTATTTTGAATATTTTCTAAAAAAACCTTTTTTTATTTCATAATTTTTAATCTATGATTATATGCTCCTGCTTTATTTTGCTGCATCTGCTCCTGTTCTAATTGTGCCCATCTTCTATCTACCTGTTCTTTATAAGGTTTCAACTGCTGCATATTCATCTGACTAAGACTGTTAAAATCAAGAGTATTAGCTTGATCTAACCCAGGCATATCAGAAGCTTCTTGCTGACCTATTCCCTGCTGACCTACTCCCTGCTGACCTACTCCCTGCTGGGCTGTTCCTTGCTGTGCTGCTCCTAAATCTAAACCTTGAGCAGTCTGTCCAGACAAGACACTTTGTAAGCCAGAGACCAAGCCCTCTAAAGATCCCCTTAAAAGATTTTGTCTCTCACCATAACTATTTGATTGATATGCTTGCTGGCCACTATTAATAAAGCCCTGCAATAGAGGCACTGCTTGAGATGCAAATCCTTTAACTTCTTCGTTTCCACTTGTAGCTACTCCAGATAGATCCTTAACCAACTGACCAGTATCTTTCATAAAACTACCAAATTCTTTTTCCACCATTGCAACCATCTTTTGTTGCTTAGGATTAGGTTGTTGGATATTTTTGTTTTGCTGATACGCCATAGCCTCATCATTTTGAAGCATGTCTTGATTACGAGCGGATGTTTCGTCATACATCATATTTTCATTTTGAGCGGATGTTTCTGTATCTAAGCCTGTATTCCAATCTCTTCCTTCACCTTCCTGCTCTTCCATAGACATAAACCCTTTGCCTCCTGGACGCTGACGAGGACCACGTTTAGCAGGGGGAACTGGAGGAGCTGCTACCTTCATTTCTTTTCCTGCTTCAATGACAATAGATTGGCTTGATGCCTGCATATTAGATTGCCCTCCCTGAGCGGCATTAATATACATAAGCATTTTATTTGCTCGATCAATAACACTTTGTAACTTTTTAACTACATCTGACTTACCGCCTTTGCCCTTCCACATATCTTTTAACTTGCCAACACCTCTGCCGATAGCACCCCAGTTACTATTAGATTCGCCTTCGAACTGTGCTTCTTTAGAGACTGGGGTTGATTGAAAAAAATCTGCTTCCTTTAACATTGCAGTAGATGCTGCTGCTATCTTTGCTCCAAGATCTTCCATACCGCTATCATATAGAGTCTCTGCCAATTCTACTAACTTAGAAGAACTTCCCAACACCTTATCTTGGTGCTTTCTTAATCCTTCCTCAATAGAGGCATAGATAGCTTCAGGAGTGCTTAAGCCTTCCTTAACTTTTTTCATTACTTTATCTGCGAAAATCTTTTTCTGATTACTATCTTCTTTAGAGCTTATCTTAATAGTTTTATCTCTTTTTGCGTATTTTTCCCAACCGCTACTATTATTATTTATAGACTCTCTATATTCATCCCAGCATTCTGTCCATACTACTTGAGCAGGAGTTTTTGGCTGTGTTGTTCTTTTCTGCCTATAGCAGTTATCCCAACATCTCCTATTTCTTAACCAATACCCTTGTACTCCCACGTACTGAGCCTGCTTAAGATTTTCCATTACTTTAATGGAATCTCTAACAATAGCTGCTGACTTAACCATACCTTTATTAGATATAGCTGCTGCAACTTCTCCCAAATTTTCATTTATATTTTCCATAGTATCTATCCCTTTAATATGCCTTGGGCTAATTTTAAATTTTGGCTTAAAATGCTGTGGCTTATCAGATCTCCTATTTTTTACAAAATTATAATCACTAATATTATCAATAATATAACCTCTAATATACTTGTCAGGTCTTCCCGATTTCATTCCGACAAAACCTCTTGATACTGACCTATCAAATGTAACCATTATAAGATTACCATTTCCAGCAGTATACATATAATGAGGCTCTACTGTTCTGTAGATACTAACCCCACCACCAGGTTGCTTAGTTAGGTTTTTCTCTCTTTTCAAATATACAGAATCATCTCTACTTCCACGCCCTTTGGTAGTATAGAAAATCTTAACAACTCTATGATTATCTATAGCCCACTGCATAGCTTCGTGGGTAGAAGAAAAATCTTCTGGGTCTTCTGTAACTTCTAATAGTGGATCTTCAACTGGCTCTTCTATATCTTCTTCCAGTGGTTCTTCGGTAGGCTCCTGACTCTCTGGTTCCCATAGTTCATTATCTATAAGAACAGCGTCAGCTTCTTCATCTCCCATTTCTACAGTAGGAATTCTCCCCTCCTGCATGGCATCATAATCAACCACTTCTATATCTTCTTGATCGGACTGATATTGATCTATCTGTTCAATAGTATCATCATCAAACCAATCATTAACTTCTCTAAAATTTACAGCATATTTTTTAGTATCAATTCTTTTCATTATATTAAATTAAAGAAAAATAAAGAAAATCCTTGATTTATTTTTCACTGATTATTTTTTGCAAAGGTACTAAGTCATTAGTTGATAAACTAATGTCTCCTAAATCACCTATTGGAATAGGAACAAAATCAATCTCTACCTCTTCGTTTAGAAGTACAGTAAATTCTTCTTGAAACTTTACCTTGTTCTCATCAGAGACTTGCATTTCTCCACCTTCTTTTGGCTCTTCGGCATAATTCTCAACTAATTTAACTCTAGCTTTTTCAAGAGTCTCGAGTTCTTCAGAACAACCTTTTAAGAGTTTTAAAAGACGATAAGAAATCTTAATAGGCAATTCTTTATCTGTCAATTTAGTTAAATTCCTAGTCATTCCATAAATTTCGCTCAACAAAAACTTCATACTTTATCTCCTATTACAAAAATTTTACAAGAGTCGAATAATCGTCATTAATTACTTCAATCTTGCTACCAATATTAATATCATTTTTACTAAAAAAATCATAATTAGCTTCAATTGCCATATTACAATCTATATCACTATCGACCATTTTGGTCGAACAAGGACTAATATATGAGATTTTAACAATTTCTTTTTCTGGCGATACAAAAGCAATAGCCAGAGGTATATATGTGTTTAATCCCCAGAACTTCAAATTCTGAGGACTTCTAAATTTAAACAACATACCATCATCTTCCCCTAGTTTTTTCCTATACATCAAACCTCTCTGATGCATGCTAGGAGTATCAGCTATATCGACATTTAAATAATGTTTAATCATTTATTTTCCAATCCACCCTATTTACTGTTGTGGAATATATCCAGCCCAACAGTCATTACATAATGCAAATAAGAATGTAACTAATATTATAACTAATATAATATTTTTCTCACCCCTACTCATATCTAAATCCACTATCCTCTAATTGATCACAAAACTCTTCTCTTTCATTCTCAGGCACTTCAAAAATTATACCATCACTAGTAACATCTTCAATATCTGAGTTATGATCGATATTGTAATCATAAAACCAACTCTCTATTTCTTTCCTATTTGTAGTCTTAATGATATTAAAATGATTATTTACTACTAATTCTTCAACTTGTGGCAACATCCTATAAGTGCTTTTAATGCCTCTTCGCTGCCTTTCTTCTGCTCCTAGCTTTACTAGATAATCATCTTCTTTATATTTGAATGACAATCTCCCACCATGAAAAACTAACATTTCTCCCTTTACGGTGTCATACCAGTTAAGTTCCTCATTAACCTTTTCTTTGCTTGGCTCATCCTTGACCCTAAATAGGACCGTTATTTCCGACATGCATCTTTCCTTTATTCTTTAAACCTATCCCACCAACTAGATGCTACTTTCATGCTTTTAGCGGTTTTTATACCATTGGTATTATTAAGAGCTACGTTATATTCTACATTAGTGCCATCATCTTCAAATATAGACCTCTCATCACCAAGTATCATAACATTAATGACTTTAGATCCTTTTTCTGTGATTTCTATATTATCTCCAATAGCCTTAATAAGACCTGCTTCTGACATCCTACTCATCTCGTCAGTTCCTAATGTCACAGGCTTTTTAAAGACTTTCTCTGCTTTCTTCTCTTCTCCTGATCTCCATATATTATATAAAGACTTAGCAGCTATAGGATCTACATAAGCAGGACTCTTACGAATCTTATCTGCGAACTCTGGCATTATACTTATTAAACTATCCCAAATTGATGATTGTCCGTACTTTTTCATTATATTATTTCCTTAAAGATGAGAGAGTTCTCTATCCATACTCTTATTTTGAAAATTTGTCTTATCCTGAGTTAACTCTACGTTTTCTTTGTAAGCATCGTGACCTTGCTGCATTTTGCCTTTAGCATGTTCCGTAACGGGCTCTAACCACGTTGATCCACAAAAGTTACATCTTGGAACAGATTTGCTCATCATATCTCTTTTTGTCAAATAGGTGAACTCGTTACAATCATCGCATATATGCTTAAAAGATACACGATGAGCTAACTTTTCATAATTTGCTGTTTTTAAGATTTTCATTTATAAATCCTTTAATTATCTAACAAAACTTATCATATTCTTATGTCTAAAGAGCTTTTTTCTTAGATATTACGGTCTACCACTTAACATTTTTCTAGTTGGATAAGGCGACTCTGTATCTTTATCTGCCCAACTATAAGGTTCATTCCTTAATTCCCTCCAGTAAAATCCTTCACCAACTCGACCATCATTATTGTAGTTTTTCAATCCATCAGTATAACGTTTTTGTTTTTGCTTTCCTTTTTCTCTTGCTCTCAAACCAAACCCAAAAGGAAAAACTCTTTCTTCCATAGGCAGAGTTAAACGAGACCAAGGACCAGCAATACCTTTTGCTGTTCTAATATCCAACTGAGAAACTCTCTTTTTGCCCATAGAAGCTAAAGATAATAGATTAGATATATATAATAACTTACTTATATTTCTGCTAATCCAATCAATAGAAATTTTATAATCTGGAATAGAATAAATTTGCCTCTTACTAAAAGATTTAGTATCTCTGGATAATGCTTGAGAAACAGTTATATAGTATTTAGATTTCTCTATGCTATCAAAACACAAAAGATACTTAATCATATCTTTCAATGAAAATACAAACAGTTTTGTCATGTCATCATCTATAATCTCTGGAGCAATGGACTGCTCCTTAAGAACTTCTACTACTTCTCCCCATAAAGATGATAATAACTTCTTCTGTTCCTTAGCGTAAGTATTCATCATGCGGACAGTCTTTATAACTCCCTGCACTTTAACATCTCCATTATCATTAGATATTTGACATTTCTTATTATCTATAAGATCGATGCCATAATAACCTAACTCTTTTGCCAATAATGTCCATGTATCCATAAATATTAACCTATATCTGTTCTATCATTATATCTCTTTAGAGCTTGTTCATCGTCAGCAAAACCAACATCTTCTGAAGAATCCGCAAGGTCGATCAAATGTTTTAAATGATCTGAACCACCTTCTCCAAGTGGCTTGCCTCTACTATCTAACTCTATAGCAGCATCCATAGCTGTTTTTGGAAGCTTCTTTTCTCCAACAGGCTCTAATGCTTTTACTTTCCTCTTTTTAGCCTTCAATACCTTTTTTTTTGTTGCTTTTTTTCTAGACGCCTTGTTCTTTGTTGATTTTTTTCTAGACGTTTTCTTCTTTTTAGAGGTGATAGTCTTTTCTCCGTCTACAAATTCTAATTCTGGAACCTCATCCGCATCAACTACAATAGGATCTCCTGGTTTTGGAACAACTTTTGCTACTTCCATTTTTCCAGTTTTAAAATTCCAAGCTTTTGCTACTACTTCTCTATCTGCTCCTGTTTCAGGAACTACATAGTCATCATTTAGTTCAATTACTTTTTTTTTTGCTTTTTTCTTCTTGGCAATCTTCTTCTTTGCGACTTTCTTTGTCGTTTTCTTCTTGGACTTTTTCTTTGTCGTTTTTCTTTTTATATACTTCTCATCGCCTTCATCGGAAACAATAGTAATAAATCCATTAGCAGCTGCTGCTTTGATCACCGAATCATCTGCCTCATCCTTACTAATAGGTAAAGATCCATTAGGCTTCAATGTTTTACCACTAAGAGTTAGCAATCTATTAGTGTTATTAACAATCACCACATCATGATCTTTTTGTTCTGCTTGCTTATATTTCTTATCAACAGACACTAAAATACCTTTACTTATAGCATCCTGAACGTCACCTGCATTCAGCTCATTACCACTAATAGACAGAATAACTCCTGCCCAAATAGCCCTATCTAATGTAGGTAGTACACAGCTACCTTTAAAATCTTCAGACACTTTAAAAATCATCAATTTCTCCTTGTATAGACAATATATTAATCTATATACCTATCGGATTTTTTTCATTTTTATAATAAAAAAGCCACTAATAATTTAATATTAATGGCTCAATATTCTATAAAGGTATAAAATTTATAGTTTTAAACCTCTTAATTTAGTTTTTTTCTTTATTCTATTGAAAATATTTTGTTGCATATTATGTGGACCAACAGTTCCCTTATCCAACCTTACCGATTCCTCTTGAGTCCCTATAGGCAACGTGTCGTTGTCTTCTATTCCCTCTCCTCGAGACACGAAACGATCTCCTAATCCTTCATCAGAATCACCACCGTCATCCATTAAAACTGCTTCTCCAGGAATTGTGCCATGCAATTTAGCCCATGTAGGATCATCGGAATTATTACGATTCTTACTTATTCCTTTTGGATAACCTGGTCTTTCGTTACCTCCAAATTCTCCAGCAGGCCTAGTTAAGGTATCATTATCTTCTTTATGTTCCTCTGTATCAGGGCGAATTCCCCTAGTATACTCATCCATGATCGGAGTTACTCCACCCCTCATTCGTGCTGTTTTTTTAAACCAGTTAGGCATTATTCAATATCGCTTTCTGGATAATTCTGCATAGCCTCTTCACAACTTTTAAACTCGTCAATAGGTTCTCCATTATCAAAGATAACCACTCTTCCACCCTGCTGTTTAGCAGTAGTATCTTGACTCTTACCACCATGCTCTAAACATCTTTTAAAAGGCTCTACCATCTGTGATAAAATTCTCATTTTTCCAGCACTAATATCCGTGATCTGCTGATTCTCATTAGCAGTAAGTTCTCTGTTTGCTTTAGATGCACTTGCATAAATATGGAATAACATAGCATCAGCATCCTTAATCGATGCCATTACCATTTTATCAACTTTTTCACCTTTAAATCTTTCAGGATTGTTTTGCAATTGACTTGAAGAAGCAGGAATATTATCTTTAACCTTAGTAGGCTGTCCTTCGCCTTCTAATTGAACTCCTACATACTTATCCCAGAATGCTGTATCTTTTTCGCCTGCTGCTTTTTTATATGCTTCAGTCTTAGCATCATCAAGTTTCTGAGATTCTACATTGATATCCATAACTTGCTTCTTATCTTTAGACTTAAAATCTACTTCTTTTTTGTCCATATGATCTTCTGTTATAGAAGGCTCTGCTGTAGCATTCTTTCGTTCTTTATCTAACTGAGCATTAAAAGGAACAGTATTATCTTTATTCTTGACTGGCAAGCTAAGATTAATATTTTTTCCTACAACTCCTTGCTGATCGTTAGATAAGCCCATCTTCTCTCTGTTTTCCTCTAGACTTTTATCTCCGATAACATAATCACCTGATGCTGCCATCTTTTTTAAATTAAATGTTTTTTTCATTATTTTAATCCTCAAGTTATATTTAAAGTTATTTCTATATTACAAATTGCTACTATAAATCCTTTTTTTATCTTCCACCTCTTCTGCCAAAATTATTAAGATTAGCATAAGCTCGTGATCTATTTTCTAATGACTTTGCTACCTGACCCCCAGATCCTACTCCATATACTCCACCCTGCATGTTTCTCCACACCGTATTATTTCCACTAGGATTGCCTAAATTTGCTAATTTGGCATGTGGTAACTTACTCATTTGCTTTTCAACAGCCTGATAACAAGCCCCTGCTAAACAATCGACAATATCATCACTCTTACAACCATCTCCATCACTCTTAGGGAGAACTTTAAACCCAGTCGGTGTAAACTTCCTTTGAAGCTCTATCATTTCTTGATACAACAAAGCATCATAAGGTATGAAAAGCCTTCCTGTATTTATAAGATTTTCCAGTTCCTTATAAATAGTAAATTTAAAAGTTGGTAAGAATTTTGTTTCTTTATTAGGTATTCCAGCTTTTCTCATTTTTAAAATACTTTCCTGAGAAGTAAAAGCATCATATGTAATTAGTCCAAGATGGAACCTTCTTCTTAACCCAATTACATATGCCATAACCTCATTAGGATTAATAGCTCCATTAATAGGTTGCCAAATTTTTATATGATCGACTACTATTCTAAAATCAGCTTTCCTTGTCGTGTGATTTAAAAAATATTCTTTATGAAGAATAACTAAAGCATAATTATGACTAGATGTAGCAGGATCTAAATGTGCAAAATAAACTTTGCCAGGAGATCCCATCGCTACATTCTGCAAATTATGACCATAGAAACATGGCTTGATCTGTTCTTCTGTGAACATACTTTCAAGACCTGTTCCGCTAAAGTCAGCACCGAACTCCATATTAAATTCAGTTTCTGACATCGTATTATTATCAGACCTCAAAGAATCTCTTGTATGCTTAGGGTTAATATTCCAAGTCGGAACTCTCATTGACAAACGAGTAGGAACAGTAGGAGATTTCTCAAATAGTTCGTAGAACTTTCCTTCTTTAGCTCTTGGAGATGATATACTAATTATTTTTCCATCATATATTCTTCTCTGAGTAACTTTCTGACCATGCTCGTTTAATACAAATTCTCCATTTTCATCTTTTGCATAAACTTGTCTTACATATGTTTGGACGGTAGGAGTAAGAGCCGCATAGATACGATCACCAGATGACGATCCACCTGTTGTCTTATAAGACGCAACCTCATCAAGAATAAGAACAATACAACCCATACCAAGCAGTGAGTCAGAGTTACTGTGACCAACTATAATTCCAATAGATCCTTTTTTCTGAGGCAGTCCTTTGGCTTTAAATTCTTTATTATCTTTTTTATCCTGAGGAGTCTGAAGATAAACAGATCCAGCAGAAATACCTTCCTTAGTATATTTGTCTTTAAAATAAGGGCTATATAATAATTTTTCTCTAATCTCAGAAAAAGCGATATTAGACTGAGCCTTAGAGTTAGCCACTGTAAGAATATTAATAGGTGTTGCAGAAGAAAGACCATACATGGCATAAGGATCTCCTCCCTCACACTCTAATAGTTTCATAGCCTCATATAAAGCTATAATAGAAACGATAAAGTCTTTTCCTGATCGTCTACCCCATACTAAAACTAACTCTCTAAATAACTCACCATTGTGATACTTGTCAATTACATTACCTCTATCATCATTGTCCAACCCAATATCTTCGAGCATTTGCAATTCTAAATCTGTTAGATTTAAATCTTCATTTCCAATAGTTCCTCTATAAAATGTTTTCAACATTATTTTTTGCATTGGGAATAATTTAATAGGATTATTTGTTCTTTCTTTTAATCCTAACCATTCTGCCGATTCTACAAATGTAACAATGTCTGGAATTTCTCTTTTTGTGCTCTCTGCTAAATCTGATTGTATCTCACTAATCAAATCTCCTATTGATTGTTGTTGTTTTTGTTTTGCCATTTCTTTTCTCCCTACGACACATCTTCTATATTGCCTGGATCAATAGGAAAACCTACCTCTTCAGACAAAGAAGCAAATGCGACTTTTACTTTAATATCATTATTTCTAAGAAAATCATTAACTGATTCATAATTTTGATCAACATATCTTTGTAACACACCTGCAAATTTTAACATCTGTGTCGTATACGAATTATGTCTTTTAGTTAAAACATTAGATGTCTCTAAGATTTGGTTTTCTAATCTTAATTTATTAATATCTTCAGAATCTATTTCTGAGTTATTAAGATCAACTTCCATTTTGTCCACAAAAGAAACAATATCATCTCCCCTGACCAAAACGCTATCTATAAGATCTGTTAATGTTTTATATATATCTTCTAATCTCATTATATCTTTCTATGTGTAAATTATATTTGCAAAAACTCTTTCATCGTAAACCTGAAGAGTTTCTAAATTATATTGCCTAACCACGAAGTAGTATGTTTCGCCTCTAGTTAGATATTCGTCTATTCCTATAAGAGAATCAAATCTACTTTCATATCTAACCTTTCTATCTATATAACTAGACGAAACTCCGCTAAACGTTAAATTAACAAACGTTTCTTTATCCTTCTCATATGACCAACTATTTACTCCTAAGCTATCTTTGTGTATTAAGAGATTAGTCAATTCTTCATCACTATAAACATCTAAGAAGAAATGATAATTTGTAAATTCATTTGGATTATCATCCTGAAGAGTAAACTCAAGATCCCACCATCCCTCAGGATATAAATTATCTTCCTCGATAGGCTTTGCTTCAGAAGTTATATTAGATAATAGCCTACTAATCCTAAACCCTTGCTCTTCTAAATAAGCATTAAGAAGAGGAGATTGAATAGCCTGATCTCCTGCTGTATATCTAAAAGTAGGAAAATCAAATAATTTATTTACAAGAGGTTTCAACTCTCCTCTCCAAGCTTGATTAATAATATATAAATCATTTGCTGGATATAATAAAATAATAGAAGCATCACCAGTAGATGATCCTAAAAGATCTTCAAAAGGAGGAGCTAAAAGCAATATGTCTGTAATATCTAACCCTTCCTCACTTCCATCACTAGTTAAATCTACTATCTCATAAGCGGCATCTCTTAGTTCTAATTCTTGCTTATACAAATTAGCTGCCGATCTTGCTAGATCTTTTGACATTATATCCCATACCACATGCTCATTTATAACTTCTTCTGGCTCTATTTCTACCCCTGGAAAAGAACAAATTGTTAAAGGATCTCCAAATAAAGTTACTGTCCAATCTAAATGAGGACAACTAAAATAAAATGCCTCTCCTATAGATGCTCCTCTCAATAAAGAATAATAAAAAGAATTAGGATCTAAAAATCCTGCAATAGTAGGATCAGACGTAGCGCCTGCTGTAGCAACATAGCCAGCATCTAAAGCCAGATAAGGCCATCTCTTGCCTGTTTCTTCTGTTACTTCAAACCCTCCATCGTAATCTGCATTATAAAAGAATATTCTTAAAGCATTGCTATTCTGGAAGAAATTTGTTGTAGCTCTATCAGAGAACCACGACCAAACAAAAGAATCTCCTTCTACAAAAGGAATAGTAGAATCTATGTATGGATCTTGAAATGTTGTAATCCACTGTTTTAGATTAAGAGTAGGAAGCATATCTGTTTCAAATGTTTGCAATAACTCAGTGTAATCAGCAGCACCCGTAGTCGCTCTATCAGAATAAGGATCAAGATAAAAAATACCATTAGCAGATATTTGCTTATTTAGAACAGTTGCTTTATCAATTATACTTTTAGCGAATTGAATATTTGGCCCATCTATTCTAGATACTATTAAAAGATTCTCAGCATCAACCGAATTAAATCTTTTAAAAACTTGTCTACCAAATACTGGATTTCGCGTCTTTTCTGAAAAAGTATGTTTTATTCTTGATATCCTAGAAGTTGCAGAATACACCCTATCGCTCTCTATTCCACTTGGGTTTTCTCCGCTATAGTATCCACCAGGAATCTTATATCCTAAAACGATTCCCCATACATTTCTATTAATCAACTCTTGCGTATTTAAAGCTTCTAATAAAGGTTCTTCTATGTTTTCTAAAAATTCTTGTTCTGTTAAATTTTCTGATGTAAGTCTAGTTTGTATGCCTATTTTTTGTCCATCTACTTGCCAATATATATTATTAGATGTAATTCCGCTATTCGCTGATGGATCGTTATTGAGCGTAGTCATGCCATGAGCATTTATATAATAGTTAGCTAAATCTTCACTATCTAAATTGCCCCAAACGTATACCACCACAAAATTATCTTTTGTTATTGCCAAACTTATGTCTTTCTATATTAATTAGCTTTATTTACTGCTGTTGTTGCGCTTGATTGAGTATGAGTCTGAGTCGTGACAGCACTTCCATCTTTATCATAAACTCTAATCTGAGAAGAAGTTTTATCTACCTTATTATACCATCTCATCCATGTAGCAACCATCATGTCTCTAAACGTTACCGCCCTACCCGAAGGCTCTACTACACTTACATCGTCAAGTCCATCCGAGGCAAGTTTTGTGGTTACACTTTCTAATTGTATTTCTAATAAAGTAGGAACTATAGTTATCCCTGTATTTCCATATAGCATAATAACAACCGAACTATCTTTACCTGCGGCTGTGGAAAAGGCAGCGTCAGGTATGTCTATCCTATATACCCCTGCCATATTAACAGCATCTACTTCCACAAACCCCCCTGATAGCCACGGACCTATGTTTGTATTTGGGACTAAAGCAATTGGAACAGGGGCACTTTGGGGCTTAACATAATAAGCTATTACATCTACAGGTGCTAATAGAACCTGTAAACCTGTATACCCGCTACCATCGCTTGCTAACGCGTCTTGTATAAAAATATTTACTGTTATACTTGCACTATCCTTTGCTAATTGTAATTTCATAATTAACTTATGCCTCCTGACATTCCTGTTTTATGTGGTATAAGAGGACTTCCTCCTCCTACATTGTTTCCCCACTTTCTTTTTCCCGCCATATACATTCTTTTTATTTCTCTATCTGTTAAGATCCCTGAATATATTCTTGCATCGTTTAAAGTACCTGTAAATGGTCTGTGATAAGTTGACCCATCGGTTGTTTTTTTACCAATAGTCCAATTGTCTAAATTTGTAGCTAAAGTCTTAGTTACCCCAATTTCAGTTTCTTTTAAAACTCCATCAACATATAAATATCTTTCAGTTTCAGACTTCCAAACTCCAGTTGCCATATGCCATTTTCCATCATTATATAAAACCCCACTATTTGGAGTTGACCCTGATTCAGGAGAATTAGCTGTTACCATTCTCACCCATCCGAGAGTACTCATTTCTAGCCCAATAAAATAATAACTAGTCCCTGTATAATTATATCCCACCATATGCATATGAGTGCCTGGATCATGACTAACTTTAAACCATATAGACATTGTGAAGGGGTAGTCCTGAATAAGGATATCGTCTCCAACTATATATTGAGTTCCATCAAAATAAATACCTGAGTCGTTTAAGGCTGGAACCGATACAACAGGATTAAGAGCCGTTCCATTACTTCTTCCTGTTTCGTCTATAATAACTGTCTCTCCATCTGCCTCATCTAATTTCCAATGATTTAAAAGTATTCCCGAATCATAGTCTCTTGCATAACCAAAACCTTTTAAAGAAGTATGAATAAAGGCTTTTCCCGCTGATGGATTAGAAATAACAAGAGAAGGGTCATCTATCCATGATTCGTCATATAAAACATAAGCAGGATAAGTTATATCTGCTACTATATGAGAATACCTATCGTCATCATTAAATTCATCATGACCATGTAGGTCTCCTCGTATATTTAAATATTGAACTCCATTAATAACTATCTTACTGTCATCATTATGGAGGTGTCCTTGAAATATAATTGGGCAAATAGGCATAGCCTCCATAAAAGCTGAAAGCTCGGCACGGGCAAGTTGACCACCGATATTCCCTGTTAGGCTCCATTGGCTCATGGTTTCACTAACAATAGGAGTATGTGAGAATATTATAACTGGAAGGTCTGTGTCGAGCCCAACTGTTAATATCCAATCTAGTAATATTCCTGAATCGATTTGAGAAGGATTCTCAGAATCATACCAGCTCGAAACAGTATTTAAGGTTCCAGAAGAATAAGCTGTATGAATAAATACCAACCTAAAACCTGTAGAGTGATCAATAGTATAACTGACAGAGGCGCCTTCTCCTGCGTCATTGCCTCCTTCACTTGAAGGCCAGCAAGGATTCTGAGGGGCATTAGGTCCTATCGGGATTATAGGCTCCATTTCTTCAAAGAAAATATTATAATTTTCCAACTTTGTACCAAAATTACTATTAATATCGTGGTGACCCATTGTATAAAAAATATCGCAATTCAATGGATTATTTGGATTCTGTATTGTCTCAACGTACCTTTGAAGAGCGACCCTCATTGCATCTGTCTGGAGAGATGGTTCTAATCCAATATACGCATTACCTATAGAGTCTATAATATCCCCATTACACACAGCGATATTAACAGCATATTCATTAAAAGTAGTTACCGCCAAGGCTACAGATATTTCTGCAAGTCCAGGAGAAAAAAGTCTCCAACCTGGTGAATCGTAATAAATCTGCCTTCTACTGTTTGTAAAATCGTCAACATTAAAATGACAATCGCTAAATTCTCCTATTCTTATTTTAGCCATCTATTCCTCCATTCGTTCCGACCCTATATATAGGAATTGGAGAAACATGATCTTGCCAACTTTTAAAACCTTGATTATACATTCTCTTTATCTCTCTATCTGTTAATATCCCTGAATATATTCTTGCATCGTTTAATGACCCAGTAAATGGCCTATCTGTAGCCGCGTCTTTTCTCCCTATAGACCAATGATCAAAAGATGAGGGAATAGGCCAGTCAGAACTATGGGTCGCTTCAAATTTTCCATCTACATATAAATTTCTTTCAGTATTAGATGCCCATACTCCTACCACGTTATGCCATTTTTCATCATTAAAAGTATTAACGCTCTCTGGTGAATTTTTCAAACCTAACTCTCTAGTTACCATCCTGGGATATCCTCCCACCTTTAACTCTAACGCGAAATAATTAGAATAGACTCCATCAGTATACCCCACCAAATGTGAAGTGGAGACAGACGACCCTGCCTTAAACCATATTGACATAGATATAGGAAAATTTAAAGCCAATAGATCAGTGCCTTTAATCATTTGTGTCCCATCAAAATAAAGACCACTACCGATAGGAGCTATAACAGAAGCAACTGGAATAGTAGAGACACCATCGCTTCTGCCTGCTTCATCTATAATATCTGTTTCTCCGTCAGCTTCGTTCAATATCCATCGATTTAATAATATTCCTGAATCATAGTCTGTGTCATAGCCATAGCCTTGTACGTTAACATGTGTAAAAGCTTTTCCTGCTGATGGGTTGTGTAGAGGATTATTAGACGGGTCAGTTACCCAAGAATCATCATCAAGAACATAAGCAGGGTAAGTTATATCTGCCACTATATGAGAATATCTATCTCGGTCGGTACTATTTGCTCCCCAAAGGTCCCCTCTTAAACTTATGTACGTAACTCCATTCCACATAAATTTACTATCATCGACATGAAGGTGCCCTTGAAAAACTACTGGAGAAATTTCTTGTCTGTCAAATATATCCATTATCTGTATTCTTGCGGTTTCATCGACCTCTCCAGGATTATTTACCGATCCTCCACTATTCTTCCCTGGGCTACCATAACTAACAATTGGAGAATGGGTAAAAACTATTGTTGGTAGAGTAGTATTAAAAGCAACTTGTTCTATCCATTCTAATTGAGTCCCTATTATTGTTTGAGATGGATTATTATCATCCCAGTACTCTCCTGTATCGGTAAGATAACATGCCGAAAAACTCGCAGCTAAAAAAATCAATCTAAATCCTGAAGTATGATCAACTGTATACGCTAATGGGTGAGGATTTAAATCCTCTGTTTCTGTAGTTTTTATTTTCCACCACCAATTTTGAGGAGCATTATCTCCCGTAGGGATAAGAGACTGCAAGCCATCTTCTTCGTCAAAAACCAATTCCCAATCTTCTAGTTGCCAGCTAGCACTTCCAACATCATGATGCCCTATCGTATATAAAAAATCAGCATTTAAAGAATCATAAGAGGGATTTCCTTGTCCTTGTATTATATCTCTTAATTCTGCAAAAGCCAATTTTCTCACCTCAATATCATTATCTTGAACTATGTCTCCATTTATAACCATTAGATGAACCTCATCAGTATTAAATTGTTCTACAGCTTTTCTAACCGATTCGTCAGGAAATGGAAAAACCCTAAAACCTGGTTTCGTGTGATATACTACCCTAGAACCATAACCATCGACCCCTCTAATGTGAGGATCACTTACAACACCTATTTTAATTCTATTAGCCATCTGTTTTAAGTTCTCTTATAAAAACCTTTACTATTACATATTCTACTTTTATATCGGAAAGTCCTTTAAAAAAGCCCATAGTAAATTAATACTACGGGCTTAGGGGAGAGATTACGAATAAACGTAAAATTATATTTTAACTACTACCACCATTGAATTTTTTTAATCTTCTCTTTAAATTCTTCTTCTGTCAAAGTTTGTTTAAACGAATTAACAGAAGATATGCACCAAACTACATTTTCCCTGATATACCCCTTGCCTGGGTCTTTTCTATCTAGAGAGGGAGCGTCCCATGCCTGGTATTTATGTATCTTTGTCTTCCTATCCATTTTAATACCTGTATAATAGCATTCTCCTTTTTGCTTTTCCCATAAATTTAATAAGAAATCAAAATCTAAATTATACGGAACCCCTTTTCTCTTAGAGTTATATTTTATAGAATATTCTCTTCTTTTTATATAATATCCAACATCCTTCTCTAATGAATCTCTTATTTTTATTCTTCTATCTAGCTCACATTTTTGAACAGAAGGATGAGAATTATAACATTCTCTACACATTTTAGCAACTCCTCCAGTCCCTTTTGGGTTTTTATTAAATAAGCTTAAATCTTTAAATTCTTCACATTTAAAACATCTCTTTTCATTACCTTTTAGAACAGGACATGAATGTTTGCTATCTCGATATCTATATTCCCTCGTCATAACTCTATGGCAATTTAAACATTCAACAACTATTTTTTTTTGAGATCCATAAGATAAAGACGAAGGATCATGTCCATACGAACATTTTGTTTTTTTAATATCTATTTTAACTTCTGAATATATATTTATCTCCTAATTTTATATCTAATACTTATATAATTAGGAGAAATAATCTAAATTCCTCTATTAAAATCCAAAACCCCTTACACTCCCTGTCCTGTACTACCAAAACCACCTTCTCCACGATCAGTTTTATCAAGACTATCAACTTCTTCAAAAGCTGCTCTAGGAGCCATCGACAATTTAACCTGACAAATCCTATCTCCTGGATTAATAATAAAAACAGTATCTGCATTATTGACAAAACAAACTTTTATCTCACCACGATAATCTGCGTCACAGATACCAGGAGAGTTCCTAATAGAGATCTGATGCTTGAAAGCTTGACCACTTCTAGGACTAACCCTTAGCTCATATCCCATAGGGATCGCCATAGATATGCCTGTTGAAAGAATTTTTTGGGAATTAGCTTCAACCCTAATAACCTGTCCTTCATCAACAATAGCATGCATATCAAAAGCACAAGCTCCATCAGTATGATACTGAGGGATTATAGCTCTTGGATCTAACTTCTTTACTTTAACTGGAATTTGATATTTCTGCCAATTAGCTAAAATCTGCTCTTCTAACTCTAAATTCATTAAATCGGCCCTCTCATTTGTGTATCAATCTTTTTACTGAATGCTAAGTCTTTTTCTAACTCTTTTTCCTCTGCATCAGCATCTATTCCCAATTTATCCCAAATTGTCTTTTTTGATACTAACATCTTATCGTACATTTGTAGATACGTTTGTATCTCATTCAATTCTTCCTGTGACCATGCCATTTTAATTCTCCTAATCTAACCAACACATATAAAAATAATCTGCCATAACTTCTAAAGAGGATATCTCACACATATATCCCTCTCCATATTCATCAACATAAAAACAAAAATCATAATACTGACTGACTATCTCTAAACTAGTCGTACTACAAAAATTCTGTTCTTGAACATCGTAATCTGATGCAAAAGCAGATGAACACATTAACAATAAAACTAAACAAACAATCAATTTCTTCATTT